CGCGGTCACCGTCGTCTCCCACTCGGGTGTCTACACCCTGGAGTTCGACGACAACTTCCGTGGTGCTCGGCGCTACAACGACAAGGCCGGGCGCATGCATGCGCGCTACGCCCAGCTCCTCGATGCGGTCAAGAGCCAGGACGTCCAGTTGGGTGACATCTCCCCCTCCCGCAAGCAGGAGATGCGTGAGGAGGCCGCGGCCCTGAGCGGCATGGACCCCAACGACGACGGCATTGAGAGCACCCCCGCCTTCAAGAAGCTGCGCACGCGTGAGCGCAACCATCCCACCCTGTCCAAGGCCGACCAGCGCGCCGCGGCCATCCAGGCGCTGAACGAGTCCCCCAAGCTCACCGGGGAGTACCGCAACTTCGATGACTGGGCCCAGCAGAACGACAACGACGACCCCTTCGAGGCGGCCCGTCAGTTGGGGGCTCAGGTCGAGGTCACCCGGGCTGTGCGCACGGCCGAGCTCACCAACGCCGAGAACCTCAACCCGCTGTCCCTCAACGGACGGGGCTACGGCAAGGCACTGAAGGCCCTGCAGGACCAGTTCCCGTACTACATCGCCAAGGCCGAGTACATCGCGCCCGGATCGGGCCGATACGACAGTGGGTACGTCAAGCCGCGGTTCATCCGGCCGGCTGACGCCCTCGCGGGGTACTACGACGAGTCCATCGAGGGCAAGGGCAAGCTGCACGCCGACCGAACGAACTACCAGAACTTCTCCATCATCGGCTCGCCCGCGCACCCCAAGAGCAACCCCGGCGCCCAGGCACCCAAGTGGGACTACATCCCTGAGCGGGATCAGGAGAGGAAGGAAGCCAAGGAGGAGGCTGCTCCTCCGGCCGAGACTCCTACTGCACCCACCCGCGAGCGGCCCTCACCGGAGTCCTCCGACTTCGACAAGTACGCCAAGGTCGATGCCCGGATGGACCTCGTGCGCGCGCTGCGTGACTCGGGGGTCTACGGGGAGAACATGCCTAATCCCGGTGTCGAGCCCAACGAGGCCGACCGCAAGGCGTGGTCGATCATCCTCGACGACGATCTGGACACCATGGAGGACCGGATCGCCACCGACGCGGTTTACGCGGCCAAGCTCGACCGGCAGCTCAAGGACGTGCGGGACAACAAGGGCATCGACGTCGATCCCAAGTTCTGGAAGGCCTTCGACAACCCCGGAGGGGTCAACAAGGTCGTGGCCGTCCCGAGCAACCCCGTGCAGTTGCTGCGGGGCATCGGCAAGGTCTCCTACGACTTCCCCAACGTCAAGCTGGGGATGCCCACCGAGACCTATGACCGGCTCATCGAGGCGCTGCTGCGCCGGGGCGAGCTGGGGACCATCGGCGCCACCCAGGAGACCCCGACGTGGATCTCCCCGGAGAAGTCCTACGACGAGGTGGCCCCGGCCATCAAGGAGTACGCCGGCAAGCTGCAGAACGTGGCCCAGCAGATCAACCAGTACAAGCAGAACCAGCGACTGGACATGCCCCGCGGCTGGAGTGACGAGCGGTTGAGCGCTGAGGCATCCTCCTTGGCGCAACTCTCCCAGGCCTTCCAGATGAGGGATGCCGGACGAGCAGAAGATATCCCCGAGGCGGAGGAAGAAGCCCCAAAAGCTGAAGCCCCCGATCAGGGGGCGGTCGTTGACTACCAGGAGAAGCTCCTCGCCGCAGCCGCCCCGCATCAGGAGAAGATCCACTCCATGATCGGCATGACGGACGTGGCCGACGAGGTGGACAAGCTGGTGGCCCAGGCAGTCATCGGCAAGGCGCGGGAGAAGGCGGGCCTGAAGGTCGATCCCCGCCCCATGCACCTGGTGTTCACCGGCAACCCGGGCACAGGCAAGACCACTGTGGCCGAGATCATCGCGCCGCTGTATGCCGACCTCGGGCTGATCGAGAAGCCCACCGTGAAGACCCTGACCAAGTCGGAGATCATCGGCCCCTACGCCAACCAGGTCGAGGAGCACACCCGCAAGGTGCTCAACGAGAACGCGGGCGGGGTCATCATCATCGACGAGGCCTACACGCTGGAGAACGACGCGGAGGGCAGGAAGGCCATCGAGGAGATGGTCCCCATGCTCACCAAGGAGCTCAGCGGCACCGTAGTGATCCTCGCGGGCTACCCCGGGCGCATGCAGCAGTTCATGGAGGTCAACGAGGGGCTGGGCAGGCGCTTCCCCAAGACAGTGAAGTTCCGGGACTACAGCGCCGACGAGATGCGCGAGATCGCCGAGTCCATGCTCGAGCAGCGCCAGTACACCGCCACCCGCCCCGCGGTGAAGAACGCCCTCATCGACGCCGTCACCAAGCTGGCCGAGCGCCCCAACAACGGCAACGGTGGCGGGGTCAGCAACCTCATCAACCACGCCCGGGACGCTCAGGAGGTCCGGCTGATGAAGGTCAAGGACCCCACTCCCAAGCAGCTGAGCGAGCTCACGGCCGGTGACATCAAGTACGCCATGATGGCGATGGGTCTTGAGCCCAAGGCACGGAAGAAGGCTGCGTGAGCCTTCAGCCCGAGGAGATCCTGCGCGACCCGTCCGAGGCCTTCCTCCACCAGCCCGGGTTCCTCGAGGGTGCGCCGGCGCCCATCGAGCAGCCGGTGGAGCAGCACCCGGACTTCGCCAAGATCGCCGTGGGGATCGCTGCCGCGCTGGTGATCCTGCGGCTGGTGATGAAGCACGAGCTGGGCAAGACCGATGCTCAGACCCCCGAGGAGATCCAGGCGGCCGCCCATCGGATCTACCGCAGGATCTTCCCCGCGTGGCTGCAGGCGTCTGTGCCGGCCATCACCCAGGCCTACCGGCTGGGGTCCACCCACTCGGTGTCCTACGCCGAGCTGGAGAAGATGGCGACGGACTACGCGACCGAGCTGGGCGACTTCGTCAACGACTCCTCCATCCTCGCCCTGACCGACGCCTTTAACGCGCAGGTCAACGCGGGCTGGTCCGAGCGGCTGGCATGGCAGCGCGCGCGTGAGGCCTACGGGCTGGACAGCGTCCAGATGCGCTCCTACGTCAAGGGCCTCATGGCGCAGGACAAAGAGGGCTACACCACCGACCCGGTGCCTGCTGCGGCCCGCTCCGCGGTCGATCGCGCCTTCCTCATCCGGGCGGACCGGATCGGCACCAATGAGGCGTTCAAGGCCTCTCAGGTGGGCCGGAACATGGTCTGGATCATGCTGGCCTCGGCCGGTGAGCTTCCCCCGGGCACGATGAAGAAGTGGGTCACCGCTGAGGACGAGCGGGTGTGTGGGGTGTGTGGGCCGCTGGATCAGGTGACCATCCCCCTGCACCAGCGCTTCGAGACCCTCGGTGGGGAGAAGTTCTACGCCCCCGGTGTCCACCCCAACTGTCGGTGCGAGCTGGAGATCGTCTACCCCGACCTGGGCAACGACGTCGTCAAGGCCATGCCCGGCGACCCCTACAACCGCAACGCTGAGGGGGAGTTTGCTTCGCGGGAGGAGCGCAAGGGGGTCGCGCGAGTGAAGGGCGTGGCACGCGAGGGCGTGGCTCGGGAGGGAGTCTCCCGCGAGGGCGTGAACCGTGAGGCCACTGGAGTTGTGCGCGAAGCTGCGGGGGGCAACCGCTCGGCGGGCGTGAACCGGTCGGTCGCCGGGGTCAACCGGGCCACCGATGTCGCCGGGGTCAACCGCGAGACGTGGCAGCAGGCGGACGCGCTCATGGCCCAGCAGCGGGAGTTGCTGGCCGAGTCGGAGAAGAAGCTGGCCTCCACCCGCTCACGCGCGCTGTCCCAGCGGGAGAACGCGACCTTCACCCGAGAGTTCCGTCCCGACGATCCCCAGATGCACACCACCACGGCATTCATGCCGGCCGATGGGTTCATCAAGGCCATGAGGCTGAACCGCAAGGCCGTCCTCACCCGCGGCACTCCCATCACTATTGGCACCCAGGACGAGCACGGCTTCCATGGGGTGCAGGCCTTTCATCAGTCACCCGACACCGAGGCCGATCTGGAGACCAGCCCGGCCTTTGCCTCGGCCTTCGCCTCCTACTTGGACACCTTGGGCAGCGACATCATCGAGCGCCACAAGGTCTCACGGGAGAGCCGTCCCAAGGGCATGAGCGACTACGAGAAGTTCGGGGACAACCCCAGCCTCGCGGAGTTCGGCAACCAGCGTCGGATGCTGGCGAACCGGTCCAAGCGGGATCTGATGGTCCTGGTCTCTAACGCCAAGAGCACCTCCGAGGGCCGTGAGGCCATCCGTAACTCCCAGCTCGAGGACTACGACTGGTTGTTCGAGTCCGAGCCCAACGACCTCGCTAACGAGGTCATGTGGGCGCTGGCGTCCGAGCGGGACCTGTACGACCACGAGGCCAGCCAGGGTCGTCTTCGAGGAACGCCGTGGAACGACGAGGTTGATCGTCTGGGCGGCGAGGTGAACGACGACGACGTTGAGTTCGGGATGGCCGGGGTCGAGGGAGCACGCGAGCGGTTCGGCGTCCAGCCCATCTTCTTCGCCTTTCCCGAGTGGTATGGCGTGCGCGAGGGCGAGCCGGACACGGACAACCCGGTGTGGGTCGAGGGCGACTACCAGGTCATGGACGTCTCACCGCCCCAGACCATCCCCGACGACCTCCTCGATGACATGGATGCGCGGGAGATCATGAACCATGCCGTCATCGTGACGCTGGGCCGAGTTCAACCACCAAGGGGTGAGTGACTGATGCGCGACGATAGGACCATGGAAACACTCGACGTCGTCGTGGCTGGACTGTTCGGCGACGCCGTCGATCCCCGCGAGCTGCGGGACGTCATCGCCAAGGCCAACGACTCCTCGGAGATGCACGTCAAGACGGCCGGGGTCGAGCCCAAGTCCGTCCAGCTCAAGCACAAGCGACAGGCTCAGGTGGGGCTGGCCTCCAACGTGCTGGGCCTGACGGCGGGCGTGGCGGCCACCGCCGCGGCTGTCCGCAACCCGGCGCTGAAGCGACCGATGATGGAGAACGCTGGTCCGGTCGTACGCCGACTGGCTCCCTACCTCAAGACCAATGCTGGCCGAGCCCGGCTGATCCGCACCGGCGCCATTGGGGCGCTGGGGCTGCAGGCGGCCAACACGGGCGGCGACGTCATCGCCAACCGGGTGCTCAACCGGGAGTCCAAGAAGGACGTGAGCAAGGCCCTGACGGACATCCTGCTCGAGCGCCAGCAGGGTCGGGTCACCACCGAGCAGGCCATCGCTCTGGCCTCGGACATCGTGTCCAAGGTCGTCACGCCGGACTCCAAGGCCATCCACGACGCCGTGGATGCGATCGCACCGGCCATCCCGTCCAAGAAGGTCCAGCTGGGTCTGAAGGCGGCCAAGGGCATCCAGCAGGGCGCGCAGGCGGCGGCGCCGGCTGTCCAGCAGGGCGCCAAGGGCGGCAAGAAGATCCTGGGCTTCGCCAAGAAGGCAGTGGCCCAGCCCATCACCCCGAACATCCCCGACCCCGTGGCCAAGTCCGGTCCCGCCGTGACGTGGAGCGGGGAGATCTCCAAGATGGACACGGACAAACGTCAGGTGTTCGGCTTCGCCCTCGTCACGCACGTGGACGGGGAGCCGGTGATCGATCGGCAGGGGGACTACACCCCGCTCGAGGAGATCGAGAAGAGTGCGTACACCTACGTCATCGAGTCCCGCAAGGGCGGGGACATGCACCGCAGGGACGGCGAGAACCCCCTGCACACCTCTGACTTGATCGAGTCCTTCGTCATCACCCCGGAGAAGCTCTCCAAGATGGGGCTGGCCGAGGATGCGCTCCCGCATGGCTGGTGGGTTGGCTTCAAGGTCAACGACGACCAGCAGTGGGACGACGTCAAGACCGGTAAGCGAACGTCCTTCTCCATTCACGGCAGCGGACGGCGCGTCGAGAAGATGATGGGAGTCTGAGATGAAGGACGCATTCGGCGTGGACCGCGAGGTGGTCTCCAAGAAGATCGTTCCTCTCTCCGCCAAGGAGAAGAAGGAATACAAGATGACCGGTGGTGAGAAGGCTGCTACTGCCGGGCTTACTGCCGCGGCGGGAGCGGGCGGATTCGCTGCTGGCTTGCACGGCCTGAACTCCAAGCCCGGCGCCATTGGCGCAGCCGTAGGAGCAGGTGGCATTCTCGGTGTAGGCGTGATCGGACAGCGTCGCAGGAAGCGCGTCAACGCTCTACGCGCCTCACAGGGCAAGAGCCCGCGTAGCTTCTGGACCGGTCAGCCGAAGAAGGCCTAGTGTCCGCCGACCTCGCCCACAAGAAGCGCATCCAGGCCGGTCTCAGCCTCGCTGGGGCAGGACTAGGGCTCGCTGCGCTCGGAACCAAGGGCGGGGCCGTCGCTACCCGCCAGACCCTCAAGAGGGTCCCTGAGGTGGCACGCCGGCTCAAGCTGACCCCCAAGGTCGCGGAGAAGGCGGACAAGACCTCGCTGGGTCTGGTCACGACGGCCTCGGGTCTGGGAGGCGCGAGCGGGATCCACTTCGCCGCCCTCCAGCGCGAGGAAGCCAAGAAGGAGGACAGGGTGGCCAAGAACGCCTTTGGGGTTAGTAAGGCCGAGCAGTACGGCGCTGACCGTCGATCCTTTGTCAAGCGGGAGAAGGAGCAGCCCTACCTCGGCGGGCGCTTCGATGAGGCCAATGCCAGTCAGCTGGCCCGCCCCGTTCCCCAGCGCCACCTCAAGCTCGTGGGACCTGCTGCGCGCCCGCCCGCGCGCAAGCCCGGTGGGTTCGACCCCGAATCCCGGCGCCAGACCCGGATGAAGGCCGAGGAGGCTGGGCTGGGTGGTGCGGCCGCGGTGACCGCAGGATCCACCGGCACCAAGGTGTATCGGACTGCACTGGCCTCGCGGGCCGTCAAGGACTCATCCACAAGGACACTGCGACTGGCCCGCAAGCGGGACGCCAACGCTCTGGCCGCGTGGACGCACAACGGAGCTACGCCCCAGAACAAGCAGATGGCCGCCCACCACGCCAAGAAGGCCCTCGGCTACGCCAAGGCCGCCCAGCGCTCTGAGGGCAAGACGCTGGCCTACCGCGCGCTGCGGCGCCAGCACGGCCGCGGGGCCGTTGTCTCCGCCGCCACCACCGGTGCGCTCGTCGCGGGAGCGGCCGGCGTCCACCACATGCGTCAGCACCAGGGCAAGAAGTACACCGACTGGTGGGACGACTAGAGAAAAAGTTTTCCTCATCTGAGGAAAACCCTGCTTGCGCGCCGTGCAAGCATGGAACGACAGGAGGCGAACGTGGCAACTCGCAGGGTCAAGGAACTGACCAACATCGAGATCGATGAGGTTTCGCTGGTGGATGTACCCGCTAACCAGCACGCGAGGGTCGCAATCGCCAAGCGGGCTTCCGAGGAGGACATTGTGCCCGAAAAGATCTACAACGAGAATGGCGAGCTCCTTGACGCCACCCTTCTGGAGCCTGGTGACACTGTCTTCGATGCTGAGGGCAATGCATTCGAGGTTGTCCTGGAGGATGGCGACGATGCAGCCGCCGAGCACGAAGACGAGCGTGAGCTCGTGGGTGTCGGCAAGTCCTTCGCTGACGAGGTTCGCGAGAGCCTGAGCAAGGCCTTCACTGACATCGAGCGCGATGAGGTCATCGCCAAGGCCCTGGGCCAGGTCGATGTTCTCTCCAAGCGCCTGGAGGAGGCCGAGAAGATCGCCAAGAGCGAGCGCGACCTGCGCCTGCTGGGTGAGTACGTCGAGGTCGCCAAGGGATACAACATCCCCACCGACCCCAACACCCTGGGCCCGGTTCTCCAGCGCATGGCCGAGACGATGTCCTACGAGGACTGCTCGGTCATCCACAAGGCGCTCTCCAGCGCCGGCTCGGCTCTGTTCGCTGAGGTCGGCACCATCGGTGGTGGCGACAACAACGACGTCATGACTCAGGTGGACGCCTTCCTCGAGCAGGCCGTCTCCAAGTCAGAGTCGATCTCCAAGGCCGCCAAGGTCGAGGAGTTCTTCGCCACCAACCCAGATGCGTACGACCAGTACCGTCTCGACCAGCTCAACCGCTAGAGGGAGGTAGACACAGATGGCAACCTACGAAGAGTCCATCCGCTCCATCACCCTTGATGCCGCGGCTGGCCTGGCGAAGTACACGGGCGTTCCGGGGCTCCCCGGATCGGCCAGCCCGAACTCGGGCAACCAGTACCGCTTCGTCGTGGTGTCGGGCGCGCATGAGTGCGACCTGGCCAAGCACGACAGCACGTACCCGATCGGCGTCGTCCAGAACAAGCCCCAGGTGACCGGGGCCGCCGCCACCGTCGCGATCCGGGGTATCACCCTGGTGGAGTGCGGTGGGGACATCGACGCCGGTGAAGCCGTTGTCGTCATCGGTGAGGCGGGGCTTGCTGCCGCCTACGGTGAGGGCGGCGCAGGCACGGTCGTCGTCGGAATCGCTGTTGGCAGCGCAGTCTCGGGCAAGCTCTGCCCGGTCCTGCTGAAGATCTGAGGGGAGTAAGAGACAATGCCGAACCCAACCCAGAGCGATCTTCACGTCAACGTCCCACTGACGAACGTCTCGGTCGCATGGATCCCGAACGCTGGCGACTACATCTGCCAGAAGATCTTTCCGAAGGTCCCTGTGCAGAAGCAGTCGGACCTCTACTGGAAGTGGAGCAAGTCCGACTGGCGTCGTACCGACGTCGTCAAGCGCGCACCCGGCACTGAGAGCGCTGGGGTCGGTTGGAACTACACGACCGACAGCTACTACGCGCACGTGTACGCGGTCCACCGCGACATCGACGACCAGGTCCGCGCCAACGCCGACTCCAACTTCTCGCTGGACTCGGACTCCACGAAGTTCCTGACCAACCAGATGCTCCTCAAGCGGGAGCTCGACTGGGTCAGCACCTACTTCAAGGACTCGGTGTGGAGCACGCACTATCACGGTGTCAACACCAACCCCACGACCGGCCAGTTCCTCCAGTGGAACGACGCCGCGTCTGACCCGATCAAGGACATGGCCGCGTGGAAGCTTGCCTACAAGCTCCTCACTGGCTACGACCCCTCGTTCGTGGTCATGGGCGCCGACGTTGTCCGTGAGCTGAAGAGCCACCCGGACATCATCGACCGCATCAAGTACACCCAGCGTGGCGTCGTCACGATGGACCTGCTCGCCTCGCTCTTCGAGGTCCCGCAGATCCTCGTCCCGCTCGCCTCGCAGGTGGACGACGATGCCCGTATCAACGACGCCGTCGCGCAGGATGCTGCTGCGACCTACTCGTTCCTCGCGGACACCAAGTCGATGCTGATGGGCTTCGCCCCGCCGAACCCGTCGCTGCTCGTCCCCTCGTGCGGCTACACCTTCGTGTGGAGCGGCTACCACGGTGGCAACGCCGAGGGCATCCGGATGAAGTCCTTCCGGATGGAGCACATCGCCTCGGATCGCCTCGAGTGCGAGATGACGTACGACATGAAGGTCGTCGCACCCGACATGGGCGTGTTCTTCAACACGGTCGTGGCGTAGCAGTAGATCGGACCCATGAGGGGGCTGGTGGGCATCAGCCTGTCAGCCCCCTCAGTTCTTGAGAGGACAAGTGGTCATGGCCACGAAGTACTTTGCCCGCAAGCCCATCACCCACAAGGGCACCCACTACAAGGGTGGCGACGAGATCACCGGCTTCACCGGCTGGTGGCGCTACTGGCAGTTCCTGCGCTACGGCTACGTCAACAAGGTGGACACGGCCGGTGCTCCCGTGATCGACTCGATCGTTCCCGGTGACACCATCTTGACCCTCGTGGTCACTGAGCCCACCGAGGTCGGCGGCGACCCGTTCACCAACTTCGAGTACAAGCTCGATTCGGGCGCGTGGACCCCGTTCGACCCCGCGGACACGGACACCCCGTTCACCATCACCGGCCTGACCAACGGACAGACCTACGCGGTGCGCGTGCGGGCCGACAACGCGGCCGGTCAGGGCATCCAGTCCAACTCGGTCAACGGCACCCCCAGGACCGTCCCTGAGGCTCCTGCAGACTTGGTGGCTACCCCGGGCGATGGCCAGCTGTCGATCGCCTTCACGGCTGGTGGCAATGGTGGCTCAGCCATCACCAACTACCAGTACCGGGTGGCCCCGAGCACGACCTACATCCCCTTCGACCCGGCCGATACCACTTCTCCGGTGGTTGTCACTGGTCTGGAGAACGACGTCGAGGTCCAGGTCTACATCCGGGCCGTCAACGCCGCAGGCGCGGGCCCCGGCGCTAGTGTCACTGCCACCCCGACCGTCTAGGAGTCCAGATGCCCTACATCTGCCGCAAGCCCTTCACCTTCATGGGACATCGCTACGAGCCTGGCGAGGAGATCGTGGACTACCCCACGGCCTACAACAAGGCCGAGGCCTTCACCCGCAACGGCTTCATCGTCCTGGTGCCCGAGCAGGCGGTCGAGGAGACGGTGGTCGCGCCGGTCGAGACACCCAAGAAGCGTTCCCGCAAGCCCACGCTGGTCACAGCCGAGGGGTAACTATGACGTGGTCCTACAGTGGCGATCCTGCTGATGGGGGAGTGGACGAGATCCGCTTCCTCGTCCAGGACACGGACGCCGCTGACCAGCTGATCACCAACGAGGAGATCGAGTACATCATCGCGGTGTGGACTCCGGTCTACGGCTCCCCGCTGATGTACGCCTCTATGGTGGCCGAGGCCATCGCTGCCAAGTTCACCCGCGAGGTGGCCTACTCCGCCGATGGCGTCAGCGTGGGCGTGCAGGACCTTCAGGACAAGTACAACGCCCTGGCGGCCTCCCTGCGTGACCAGTACAAGCAGTACGACATCGGTGGCGGGCCGGACGTCTACGGCGTCATCTTCGACCAGAACCCCGATCCCACCATCAAGCCCACCCTGTGGGCAGTGGGGATGCACGACAATAACCGCGCTGGCTCTCAGGACCGCCCCACGAGCTACGTGAACTACGAGCAGGGTGGGGACCAGGGAGTTCCCTACTGATGCCCCGGACCGTGTCTGCACGCTCCAAGGCCTACGTCCGGAGGGCGGCCGAGGCCCAGTTCGACTGCCAGATCGTCATCTGGCGCAACCAGGAGAAGACCTTCAACACCACCACGGGCGCCTACACGCCTTCGAGCGTCGAGGTCTACCGGGGCAAGGCGCGGATCTGGGAGCTCGATGACGCCGGGATGCTAGCGGTGGGCGAGGCCACCTACCCCCTGCGCGCGACCTACTGCTCCATCCCGTGGAACCACGAGCCCGTCCCGCACAACGACGACACCATCGAGGTGCTCGAGATGGCTGACGACCCGGACTTGCCCGGGCGCACCTTCCGCGTGATGGCGGTCGATGGTGGCGGTCACATGCGCTCCACGCGCCGGATGCATATCACCGGCATCGTTGAGAATGCGCACTTCCATGGCTAACGCCGCGACTGCCGATCTGGTGTCCCTGGCAGCTGACCTGTCGGCGGCCAGTGGCGACTCACTGATGATCAGCGCCGAGAAGATCATCAAGGACGCAGCCCAGAAGATCCAGGCCACCGCGCAGGCCAATGCCCCCTTCAAGAGCGGGAAGCTGCGCGCATCCATCCGGATCCGCTATGTCGGCCCCCTGACGGCCATCATCGGCCCCAGCGTGGACTACGGGGTCTATCAGGAGTTCGGCACCGGCACCCGGGGCGAGTTCCCCACCGGGGTGTATGAGATCCGGCCGCGTAACGCGAAGGTGCTGTCGTGGACCTCGAATGGCAAGCGCCGGTTCGCCAAGGTCGTTCATCATCCAGGCATCAAGCCGCACCCGTTCATGCGGCCGGCCTTCGAGCAGGTGCTGGGAGATGACGTTGTCTCTGCGCTGGCTGACGCGGGTCTGGCCGCCATCACGAGAGGCCCGGGTGCGAAGTGATCGAGCGTAGGCTTCTGACGGCGGCTGTGGTGGAGGCAGCCGCCACTACCGGGATCCCGATCGGTCTTGCGCACGCGGCCGATGGGGGAGGCTGGCAGGGGCAGCCCAACCTCGACACCTCGGACTTCGTCCCCTACGGCGTGGTCACCCCCAACACGGCCACCAACGCCACCGGCCCGATGGGCGATCCCCAGGCCGATCGGCAGATCCCCTACTCCGTCGCCGCCTTTGGAGTGAAGGCCGAGCAGGTCGAGTGGGTGGCCGACAAGCTGAGGGCGGCGATCGAGGCCCTCAAGAAGACCGACGTCCATCTGGGCGACGGCGTCTACAGGATTCAGCAGGTGCGGACCGACGTCATCGGTGGACTGCAGCGTGTTGATGCGACCGAGCCCCCGTACTGGGGCCAGGTCGATGTACTGACCCTCTGGCTCACCCGGGCCTGATTGACGAGGGTGAAACCATGAAACCAGCAGCAACAACGACACAGGAGGACCCATCATGGGCCGCGTAATCCCCAATGAGAGGGAGAAGGCCGAGTCCGGCCCGAAGCCCGCTCAGAGGGAAAGCATTGCCCAAGAGGAGCGCAGGCTACGGGTCAAAGCGCAGCGTCGCGAGTACTACGAGAAGAACCGTGAGCGCATCCTGGAGAAGAACGCGGAGTGGAAAGCGAAGGCGCGGACGATCGGCTGGTCCCGTACCGACAACAACCACTACCTCGGGTACAAGTACGGCATCACGCTGGACGAGTACGAAGAAATGCTGGCAGGACAGAACGGAGTCTGCGCATCCTGCGGGACGCCACCGGCTGGCAGGAAGTTGGCTGTCGATCACGACCATGAGACTGGTGTGATCCGTGGTCTGCTGTGCCAGCCATGCAATACGGCCCTCGGGCTGCTGCAAGAGTCACCCGATCGCGTAGCGTCCCTTCTGGCGTACGCGCTTTCTCACGAGAATGTGCTGCTAGCACAAGATAGGAGCCCATCATGGGCAGAGTGATACCAAACGAGCAGACCTGGGTTGGGTTTGCCGCTTCCATCGCCAGTGCTGAGCTCGTCCCCACCGAGGAAGAGATCAACGGCGCCACCGACCTGACTCCGTTCCTGATGAGCCTGAACGCCTCGTCCCAGGGCAACGTCGTACCGACTCCGTCGTTCGACACCCTGTTCGAGACGTCCATCGTCGGAACCTCGCAGGCCACCTTCACCGCTGACTTCTACCGCGACGCCGTGGCAGATACCGCGTGGGAGTCCTTCCCGCGTGGAACGGCCGGCTACGTGATCGTCTCCCGCTTCGGCGGCTCTGGCCCCGACCAGATCCCCCGCAATGGCGACACGGTCGAGGTGTGGCCGATCAACGTCGTGTCCCGCACTGCGGCTAACATGCAGAACAACGCCGTGCAGACCTTCACCATCACCTGCTCGGTGAACGTGGCCCCGAACGAGGCCGCGGTCGTTACCGGCGCAGTTGCTGGTACCCCGAGCGCCCCGCGCAACGTCGTCGGCACGGCCACCGCAGCCACCACGGCCACCATCGACTTCGACGCCCCGACCTACGTCGGTGCGGGCCTCACGGCTCCGTACTACGCGGTCTACAAGTCGGCCAGCTCAGGCGGCTCGTACACGCTGTGCACGGCCACCATCGTCGGCACCACGGCGCAGGTCACCGGCCTCACCACGGCCACGACCAGCTACTTCAAGGTGCTGGCGCACAATGCTGCTGGTGATGGCCCGCTGTCCGCAGCGAGCACCGCAGTCACCCAGCCCTAACCCAAAGGAGTGCCTGAATGCCCACTCAGGACGACACCATCGAAGTGACCACCGAGGCCGAGGATTACACCCCCAACCGGGCGTCTCGTCGGTCAAAGAAGCCTGGTGCAGGAGGTCGGGCCACGCTCGACCTCCTGCGCAACAAGCGCCCGCGCGAGCGGGAGATCTCCCTCAAGATCCCCGGCACCGAAGGGGACACCGAAGCGACCTTCCTGTTCCGGTCCATCGGAGCCAAGGAGTGGGAGCTCCTGGTGGGCAAGCACAAGCCCACCAACGCCCAGCGTGCGGACGGCCAGCCCTTCAACATCGACACCTTTCCGCCAGCCCTGCTCGCGCGCGTGTGCGTGGAGCCTCAGCTGACGGAGGACGACTGGATGGAGATCTGGACCTCCCCGGACTGGAACCGCGGGGAGATCTCGGACTTCTACCAAGCGGCCGTTGACCTGTGCACCACGGGCTTCGATGTCCCTTTCAGCGCGAGCGTCTGAGGTACGACTCCTCCCTCTACATGGAGATGTCGTACTGCTTCGACCACGGCATCCCGCATAGCGAGTTCCTCGACTGGGAACCGGAGGATCGGGCGAAGACGCTGGCCTTCATGCTGGAGAAGTCCTCCCGGTGCGAGTTGTGCGGCACGGCAGAATGGGAATGGGACGCCGACCGGCGCGCCTATGAGCCAGTGGAGAAGTTCTGCATGGGCTGCTACCTCAAGCACATGGCGAGCGAGGGGGCCGGGCAACTCCCCGGCACCACCATTGCCATGGAGCCGACCAGGACCCAGCAGTCCGCGCAGCGCCATCAGAAGATGAAGCGCGAGGCCCTCGACCGTGGCCGATGAGACCAGGACTGCCAATGTCCAGCTGACCGCCAACGTCGATCAGTACCAGCAGGCGACGGCGCAGGCCGCGCGCAGCACCAACGTCATGACCGACTCGGTCAACAGGCTGGTCTCCGCGCTGGACGGCATCACCAAGCGGGTGGGCAAGAAGCTCCTCCTCTTCTCCGCCGCTGACGCCGCGGCCATGGCGGCCTACACGGCGCTGGCCGCCAAGCACGAGAAGCAGCTGAGCAGCCTTTCGGCCACCACAGCCGTCCTAGGCAAGTCCAACGCCGTCTACCGCAAGGGCATCGAGGACATCGCCCGGCAGCTCCCGGTCACCGGGGAGCAGGTCACCCGACTGATCACCCAGATCACCAAGCTGGGGGTGACGTCCGAGCGCCAGGCGCTGGCGATGTCCAAGACCTTCATCAACCTGTCCGCGGCCACCGGCGAGAACATCGACTCCCTCGCCCAGTCGATGATCGAGCTATCCCGGCAGATGGGCACCCTCAACGGGTCCGACCTGTCCGGCTTCGCCGACTCCCTGACCACCGTGGCCACCAAGGCCGGTGTCAGCGCCACCGGAGTGCTGCAGTTCGCCCAGGCGATCGCCCCGATGGCGCGCGCCGCGGGGATCGGCCAGAAGGAGGTCATCGGCATCGCCACGGCCTTCTCCAAGGCCGGCGCCGATGGGTTCGCCGCGGCGAACACCTTCAACACGATGATCTCGGACATCACCCGTCAGGTGATGAACGGCTCTCCCCAGCTCGCCAAGTACTCCAACGTCGTGGGGATGACGGTCGATCAGTTCAAGGGGCTGTCCTCGGCCGACCGTCTGGTGGCCGTCTTCGATGCCGTCAACAAGGCAGGTCCGGACTCCATCCGCATCCTGGACCGCCTGGGCTTCGACGGTATCCGCGCGGCCAAGTCCATCCAGGCCGTCGCCGCTGAGCAGGGTGGCCTGCGTGCGGCCATCGAGGACTCGGTCAAGGCCTTCGGCAACGGCAAGACCCAGACGGGCGCTGAGGCGGCCTTTGGCGGGCTCGAGGACCAGATGGTCCTGTTCCGCAACAACCTCGAGCAGATCGCGGTGGCCATCGGTGAGAAGCTCGTCCCGGTCGCCACCGCCTTCATGGGGGTCATGAACAAGACCCTCGACGTGGTCAACCAGCTCGCAGGGCCCCTGTTGAACGTGGCGGGTCTAATCGGCGGGCTGCTGGCGCCGGTCGCGGCCGCCGTTGGCACCCTGATGACCGCCCTGGGGCCGCTGAGCACCGTCATGATGGCGATGACGCTGTTCCGGCTGTCGCCCATGCGCGCGGGCCTGCAGGGCATCAAGGAGGGCATGAGTGCCTCCACGGCAGCCGCCTACGGCACCCAGTACATCCCGACGACTCAGGCTGGCCGGCACCAGGCCGGGCTGCTGGGTGGACCGCTCAAGGGCTACCAGGCCGCACCATTCGCGGCCGGCCAGTGGCTGGGCTCGCGCCTGCCCATCGGCACTCCGGGTGTCCCCAACGCCATGGGGCAGATGGCTCTGCGCTCAGGCATCGGCGCAGCCGAACTAGCGCAGTCTTGGTATATCAACCCCACTCGGCAGATGATCGCCAACGCGGGCATGCGCGATCCCTTCCAGCGCTACAGCGCCACAGGTGAGGCACTGGACAAGGCATGGGCGCGGTCGCAGACCATCGGTGGATCCATCAGCACGGCCCTGCACGACCCCTACTCGTTCCTCATGAGCCGCGGTGGCCCAGCAACAGAGCCCGGTGCTCCCGCTGCACCGGCCTTCGACGCCAAGGCAGCCCGGGATCGGGCACGGGCGGCCGCCGAGTCTGCCTTCCGCGGCTCTGGTGGCGGCGACGAAGGAGTCCGGGCAGCTCGCACCGCCTACAAGGCTGAGATGGACGCGGCCAATGCTCTGCGCAACGTCACCACCGAGGCCGGCAAGGCGGCTGCAGCCACCGGCACCCACGTGCGAACGCTGGGGGAGTTCGGCACCGCTGTGCGCAAGACGGCCGTCTCGGCCGCGGGCATCCCGTTCGCCTACGGACGGATGGGCGCGGGTCTGGCCGCCGAGGGAGCCATGAAGGCCGGTGGCGGGCTGCTGTCCATGCTCGGCGGGATGGTGGGGCTGGGTGCCCCGGCCGGAGCAGTGATTGCTGGAGTGGGCGGGCTGGCCTATGGGCTCAAGCAGTCCCAGGACGAGTCCCGCAAGAACATCATCAGCGACGAGACCATGCTCAACCTCACGCCGACCAACGCGGCGCTGGGCTTGGCGACCGAGTCACTCAAGGGCTTCACCTATCAGGTGCGCTCGGCCGAGCGATCTGCTGGCGACCTCAAGACCGTCACCCAGGCCATGAAGCTGACCTCTGGGGAGATCAGGAAGGCCCTAGGCGGGGGAGAGCCAGTAGACCAGCGGGTCAAGTGGCTGGACTCGCAGGAGTCCGCTGTGGCCTTCCTGAAGGCCATGGGGACGATGAGTCCGGAGGCCGCGCGCTCGCTGGCCTCGGACATGGTCAAGCAGTTCGGTCGCGAGGGTGGCCAGCGCATCACCGACATGTACCTGAACTCGGGGATGGACAAGTACACCCAGAACCCTGCCGAGATCGCTCGGCCGTTGTACGCCACGGGAGTGCGTGCGCAGGAAGCGGGCATCACGGGCTTCCTGCGGATGATGCCCGGCCTCAACCGGATCATCCCCAACGACTCCAACATGGAGGAGGCGGTCAAGACCGCGTGGGTGGCGTCTCAGCAGAACGTCGGGGACGTTGCCGCCAAGTACGGAGAGCAGCCGGCCGCCCGCAAGGAACTCGCCAACGTCTTCTCGCTGATGTCCGAGGCCTACAAGAGCCAGGACGCCTCGCGGTACACCTCCACGGCCGGCGACCAGATGCAGGGGTACAAGGTGGGCTCGGCGCAGATCGTCGAGCAGTCCATCAAGCAGTTCGAGTCCAAGTACGGCGATCTGGGCCTACGGCAGAACCCGGACAACCTCCAGGACTTCTACAAGGAGCTGTTCCGCGGCCGTAACACCTCGCAGGGCGCGGTCAACTTCCGTGATGCCGCGCGGCAGGCGGGGCTGTCGTACGAGGACTTTGCCAGCCTCAACCCCGACCAGCAACAGATCAACGCTGTGCGTCTTCAGCGCGGGAGCATGAGCGCCTTCGAGCAGAAGGTGCGCGGCACGAACATCGGCACCTACGCCCGGAACACCCAGTCGGTGCTGGACGTCACCGAGGGCACCAAGATCGGCGATGTCGAGGCGATCGGCAAGGCCGTCACCGGCATGGTTGCCGAGGTCACCAAGGGTGGCCGGGACTTCTCCTCGGTGACGTACGAGTTCCAGAAGCTCAAGCAGTCCATCAACGACGTCAACGACCCGCTCTACCAGCTCGCTGATGCCGCCCAGCAGATCGCCACCGCTCAGGGGATGGCTGCCGCCAATCGGCGTGGCGGGCCCATCGCGAGCATTGGCTTCCAGTACAACACCGCGGTCCAGAAGCTCGCCAACATGGCACCTGGGGACGCGGGGATCGGCGCTGCGACGGCAGAGTTGGAGTCGGCCAAGCAGGCGGCTGAGGATCAGGGCAAGGCCTACCTGCTGGCGATCAACCAGACCAACCTGTCGGTCCAGCGCGCCACCGACGACCATCACCGGCAGATGCTGCTGGCCCAGCAGGAGTTCGCCCGCAGCATGAAGCGCTCGGTCGAGGACTTCGCCAAGACCTTCTACGACCCCTTTACTCGGGTGTTCAGCCGGGGCAGCGTGGGGTCCAACGTCCTGATCACCAATCTCAAGGACCAGAACGAGAAGGTCGGCCAGCAGATGAAGAACCTGGCCTACCTGCGCAAGAAGGGGCTGTCCCAGCAGGCCATCGACACCCTTCAGCTGACCGACCCATCCAAGTGGGCGCAGGTCCAGCGGATGGTGGACGAGGGCGGCGGAGACATCCGGGGCATCAACGCCGAGGTGGGCAAGCGCCTGCCGCTGGCCAAGGAGTCCCTGGACTCCCAGCAGAGCACCCGGCGCGCGGTGGAGGACAACAACCGCACCCGCAAGGAGACCGAGTTCCAGTTCCGCAAATCCCTGTACCGCACGGCTGAGGACTTCGACCTCTACATGACGGTCATCTCGGGAGACTTCGAGACGACCATGAAGAAGGTCAACAAGGGGCTCGACACCTTGTCCAACCTGACCGGTACCAACTTCAAGTGGGAGTTCCAGGGTCGGCTGATGGATCTGCTCAAGCTGCCGGACATCGGTAAGCCTGGGGTCGGCAACGTCACCCCCGCAGCCATGAACGCCCTGCCGGTGGGTGGCAAGGCGCTGTTCTCTCCGGGCATGACGACTCCGCTGGGGGTGGCCATCTCCCCGCAGGTCATCAAGGGCAGTCAGGGCTACACCGTGCGCGCACCCAGTGGCAAGCAAGTGCGCCTCCCCTACGGCTGGATGAACTGGTCGGCGGAGGAGAAGCAGCAGTGGTACTGGACCAATGTGGACTCCAGCGAGCAGGAGAAGCCAAAGCCAAAGGTGCCGATTAGGGCAGCTAGCGGAGATGGCTCAGTGGGAGTGACGGAGCAGGGATCCGCTCACGTCAACTCGGCTATCACCTTCGCCGCAGCTGCCACCGCTGCTCAGGCCAAGCGCTATCGCACCTCGGGATACAACTCCAAGGTCACCTACCAGGGCGATGGGACGACGGTGGTCACCAACCACAACAACACGTTCCAGGTGGCCCAGATCGTCGCGCACGACGTCAACGACATGAGCCGACAACTGGCGGCCAAGGCCAAGCAGCAGCGGCAACGACAGGGCGCCAACGCCTGACCCCCCCAGAAACGCAAAAAGGTCCGGTTTAGCCCTCCCCGAAGGGAGGGCTGGCCTGTCAGGGCAAAAAGAAGGGCCGGAGTAAGGGGCCAGCCCCGAAGGACTGGCCCCACCCGATTACTTGATTTTCGTGATGTGTGCGTGCTTCGGGCAGAAATCGAGCGGTCCGTCATATCGATGGATCAGATGACCATCTGGCCATGCAACCACCCAGCCTTGCTCCTTCAGCTTCGCCCGGACAGCCGCTGCTGTTTTGTCATGAGGAGACTCGCCAAGTGCCATGCACTTATCTTCGTCACACGCGATAGCGATCCAGTGGATGATCATCCGACATCTGAGCAGTGGTGCTCGCCGTTCTCGTCGAACGCCACGATGCGGCACTCGCACTCCGCAGGGATGCCGAACAGGACGTTGATGAGGTCGCGCTCGTAGGTCTCGCCGACCTTGAGGTACTCCTCCATCAGTCCTCCTTCCACTGGTGGCGCTGGCCGCTGTGACGCGGGCCACGCTGGCAGCGGACCTTGACCCCGTTGATGGTCCTGGTCTTGGTGCACTGCTGGCGCTTGCGTGCGGGCTGCTCCTCGCTGATCAGCTCGATGACGTCGTCAGCCAGGTCCTCGGCCCACGAAGTGCCGGGGACCCGTGCCAACAACGCGTAGACATCCGGTACCCGGGAGACCGGGACCGGCATCATCACGTAGAACTCGCTCATTTGCTCTCCCTCGTGTCGGGCTTCGGCGGTGCCGAGGCCGGTTTCTCCTTGCCGCCGCCCAGCGTGGGCAGCCCTTCGGTCTTGCTCCCGCCTTTGGGTACCGGGTGGGGGTGGTGCGGCTGACTTGTCCACACGGACTTGCTCATCGATCCTCCATGCTGAATCCGTAGGCCATGACGACCTCGGGGTTGATGACCGAGCCGTAGCAGCACTTGCAGTACAGCCCGGAGCCGTCTCCCCAGAAGGAGACCGGCGCATGGCAGCATGCGCTGATCTCCTCGGGGCTGGTGGTTGTCTCGGTGTAGGCGTCGTACCCGTGTGGGCAGGGGCTAGGCATCACGCCGCCTTGTGGATGAGGTCGTTGATGCACACGTAGTCGCGCGACTCCCCGTCTTTCCACGGCTTGCCGCAGACAGCGCATCCCTTGTAGCCACCAGGACCGCTGCACCTGTCGTGGACGTAGCCCGTGTCCTTCGGCTTCTCCTCCAGGCACTTGGCGCAGAACTCGTACTCCCTGCGATTGCTCATGGCTTCTCCTTATGTCCTCTGTCCGCGCACTCGCACGTCCAGGTCTTGCCCTCGTACGAGCCAGTTGGCTTGCACTCGCTGTGATGGCCGGTGATACACCATCCGCAGGTGGTCAAGATGGCCTCCTTGGCTGCGCCTTCCTCGCGCAGGTCGTCGATGTCCTCCCACGCAGCCGGCGCTGGCCAGCCCCGTGCGATGGCGTGGTTAACGGCCCGGATGGACGGGCCGCGGGTGCCGGAGAGCTCCTCGTACAGCGCCCTGATGTCGGACGCCGTCTTCTGGGTCACGAACAGCCTGCGGCCGTTGGTGATGCCAGAGAGGTTAGCCACCGACCACCCCAGCCGCTCCGCGAGAAGGGACTGGGTCCAGCCGATGGCCACGAGGGCCTGTAGGCGCCGCTGAGAGCCCAGGATGGGCACCAGCGAGTGTGGAGCCAGCGTGTCCGCCTGGACCCGCAGGAGGGCCTCCTGAGTCGCGGGAGTGACCCTCTTGGCGGGCTTGCTCTTATCCAGACCGAGCAGGCGGGCAACGATGGTCTGGGAGACGCCAGAGCGCCGGGCAATCTCCCGGCGCCCCAGCCCCTCCATCTGCAGGCCCATGACGTGGGCACGGGACGGGCCTGCATCGACCAGATTGGGCTTCCACCCGCACCTGGCCGTGGCGTTGACGTACTCCCGGTTGGCCTTGCGACAGGGCTCGCACTTGCAGCCGCCCTTGTAGCAGGACCTCGTCCCGTGCTGGCGCATCAGTTCACCAGCTCCCACTCGAACGCGATGGTGCCGAGCATCTGCTCCTGCTCCTCGATCGCGTCCTCCTCGGTCCGGCCCTCGGTGATGAGCTTGACCATGTAGTTCCGCTCCACCGTGACCATCTCGGGCGGGTCGGTGGCGAGTACGCCGTCCTGTCTGAATCCGCTCATTCCTGGCATCCCTTCTGCCTCGTACTCGTGGACCAGAGCCCAGTACTGCTTCTCGGTCCACTCCTCGGGTTGTGGGCCATGCCGCTGCACGACCCACTGCACGAACGCCGGCACCGTGATGGCCGACGCACGCACGTTGATGACGTCGAAGTTCTGCTCGCTCATGCGAACTCCTCCGGTGGCTCCTCGGGGTCCTCGATGCTCATGAGGACCTCTTCGCTGTAGCTGATGAGGTACTGGGGCTCCATCAGATGCTCGCCTTCGACCAGTACATCCGGATCTCGTCCTCTTCGACGATGACGGCCAGATGCGTGGCGCCTGTCGGGCTCTCATGGGGCTGGGGCAGCTCGTCGCAGAAGTCGTCCCCGCCTACAGCAGCGCGGGAGGCGTCCCAGATCTCGGAGAACTTCTCCATGTCGTCCTTGGGCGAGACCTCCTCGTCCAGGTAGAACCCGTCCTCGAGGTACCCGCAGGCCATATCGAGTGGCCCATCGGGGTTCTTGGTGGCGTCCCAGCAGATGAGGTAGACCCCGGTGTCCTTGGCGATGGACACCGTGACACCGTGGCTCCACATCCGCTCGACGTCGTCCTTCTTGAACAGCACAGGCTCAGGCATGCTCGGCCTCCATCGTGTCGATGTACGTCTCGACGTTCTTGGCCCAGTCGAAGATCTCCTCGTCGGACCACGTCGAGAAGGAGTAGAACGGCATGAGGGCGATGCGCGTGATCCCGTAGTACCCGTCGCGCAGGACGTCGGGGTGCTTCGCCCACAGGCCGTACTTCGGGGGCTCGTTGCGGAACCCCCGGTAGACCTCGAAGCAGTCGGCATCGAGGTCGATGTTGTAGCCCCACTCGCAGAACAGCGAGTCGAACCCGAAGGCCGGTAGACCGGTCTCAGGATCGTTCTCGGTGAGCATGTAGCCCGCGTCGAGGATGGCGGGCAGGCTGCCCTGCGTCTCCCGCAGCAGGCAGTACCAGTCATCGAGTGACTGGTTGCCCACGCTGAGGTTTGTGAACCGACGCAGGTTGGCCTTGTCCACGTCCGTGGGCGGGGTCTTGCCGTCGATGCACTTGAGGTTACGTACCCGGTTGGCCAGGGCGTCTCGACCGTCCAGCGCGTTGCGGATGAACGTCAGCGTCGTGACTCCCAGCTCGGTGGGGTAGGAGTCGTGATGGTTGTACGTCATCTTGGGCACATCGTCCACGGTGAACCCGACCAGCCCCCTAGTGCTCATGGCTTCCCTCCGCCATGTCGCGGGCCATCGAGTCCAGCGTGGCGGTCACGCGGTCCATGGCCTTGGTGAGGTCATCCGCCTTGCGGATGAGGACCTCGATGATCTGGGATTGCTTGTTGACCGTGTTGATGAGCTTGGTGATGTCGTAGTCGCTCATGTGGTGCTCTCCTCCGTGTAGTTGGGATCCAGCCCCACGAACTCGTACTCGGCTCCCCGGACGACGTGGGTCATCTCAGCTCGCTGCTCGTCGGTGATCTCCGAGCAGCGGATTTGCTTGTAGAGCAGCCCGGAGAAGGTGACTTCTTCAGGCGGGGGCCATTCCAGGCCTAGCGTGACCAGCGGGATGTTGACGTCGCCGGCCACCAGCGTGGGCAGCCGGACGAAGTCGTCGTCGTAGGTCATGTGGTGCTCCCTCCACGTGCTTGGTAGTCAGCGATGGCAGCGCTGAGGCTGATGAAGTAGTGCCCGGTGTGGCAGTTCCATTCCTCGGCCAGCTCGCTCTGGCGCGATACTGACCAAGTGACGAATGGGTCAGGGGATTCGGGCCAGACGAACAGCCCCACCCCCTCGGTAGGACGTCGGATGGACCACGTCACGGACAGGCACATGGCCCCGTTGGGCATGGTCCACCCGATCTCTGACAGTGGCTTCATGTGTCTCCCTTCTTAGGCAAGGGCGGGGACCGAAGCCCCCGCCCCAGTGGCTAGTACTCGCGGATCGACGTGTTGTCGAACCCGTTGTTGGTGACCTCCGAGTACAGCTTCTCGGAGACGAACTCGTCGGGGTCGGTGAACTCGTCCCCGTCCGAGTCTCGCCAGTTCTCCGTGTCGGTGAGGTCGTCGCCCTCGTACACGTAGACATCGGCGTAGGTGTAGACGGTGCCTTCGATCCGGACTCGCCTGGACACGAGCACCTTTCGCAGGGGCAGCTGCACCCCATAGCGACGGCTGAGGATGCCGTTCAGGTTCTCCACCTCGTCGTCGTAGGTGGAGCAGTAGCCGTGGTTGGTGGCCACCTCGATGAGGTGCTCACCGATAGCTGTGGTGACGTCCTGCGGCTTGTCCAGCAGGTCGCGGACCTGCTGGCGGAAGGTCTCCAGCTGGGCCGTGAGGTCCTTGATCTGCTGGTCCCGAGGATCGGCTGGCTCGGTGTCCTCCAAGACCTCCCACTGCTCGAAGTACCACGTGGTGTCGATGAAGTCAGTAGACCCCTCGCTGTACTTGTAGCGGAAGTTGCCCGTGGGCAGGCCACGATGATCCCCGTCCACGGAGATCACGGTCGTCTCCAGTGACTCGATGATGTGGCCCATAGCATCCCCACCTTCAAGGATTCCGGGGATCTCGATCGCGCGGACGCGCTTGCCGACCAACGTCTGGTCGGCGATTGTTGCGGTGCTCATAAGTGCTCCCTCTCATGGGTAACGAAAATGGGTGAGGCCCCCGGCATGATGAACCGGGGGCCTCGTGGGCGATCTGTGTTGCTCGTTCCTAGGTGCCATTTCCGCAGTGGGTGCCACGCCAATTACCGTGGCCGTGCCACTTGACCGCTAGCAGGGCTACTTCCCACTGCACGGACGCAGGGGCGTGGCTCGCGTGTCGGTACTTCCTCGCGCCCGGGACATGGGCGGCATAGTGCCTCCAGGTCCCATCAATCATCTGGAAAATCCCGCTCGCAGTGGATCGTGGATTTTCCGCCTTTGTCGGGTTCTTGGTATTACCCGACTCGTGATGAGCGACACAGCGCAAAAACGAAACCGCAGCCGATGGCGCTGAGCGCGAGGGCTGCGGTATCCGGTCTGCGCTGGGTAGCGCGAGGGCGGCTGTCATCATCAGAGCGTCTAGCACATGCTCGTCCTTCCTTGCGGCAATAAGAACTGCGGGGACTGGTCCCCGCCATACCCCGAAGGGTGCCCTCTACTCGAGGGACTCGCCTGCAACCTTGAAGTTGTTCCAGGCAGATCTAGGGTAGGACGCATCCCGCTCGCGTTGCTCAGCGAGAACGCGACGGGCCCGCTCTTCCTCGTACTTGGTCCGCCACTCGAAGGACTGCTTCGAGCCCTTGTCCATGCCGATCCAGTAGCAGACGAACCCGGTCGCGAAGCCGACGACGCCCATGGCGAACCACAGGAACTGCATGGAGACGGTCATCTCGGGATCCCATTCCGATCGCGCCACTGGGCGATCCACTGATTGAACAGGCTAACGAAATGCGGGTCGTGTTGCAGCGCGTCGATGCGGCACTCAGCCGTGGCCATCGCCCCGAACTCCTCGCGGGTGATCTCCATGAGGTTGAGTGCGTGCCAGTCGTGCGGGTCACCGCTCTCAACTGGCCACCCAGTGGCATCGACACCACCGGGTGGGTTGTAGTGGCCGTCCCATGCCTCGCAGGGGAGCATGCCGCGTTTGACACTGCCGTGCTCCCCGAACCAGATGGGGGCCTCCTCGGGGTACTTGCCCCCGAGGATCTGCTCCTCGCTCAGCACGTGGATGATCGCCAGCAGGCGCTGGTGGGGGAAGCCGTCCAAGCAGAAGGCGAAGTGCTCCAGGCCGTCGCACATGTTGCGCTGGCCTTCGTTCAGTGCTGCTAGGGCGTCCTTGGCGTTCCGTCGCTCGAAGGCGAACATCTCCTCGAGGCTGTCGAACCCCACGACGCCGTCGCCGTAGTCCTTCATGATCGTCTCCCTCTCGTTAATCAACTAGGAACTGGTTCCGAACCCGCCCACAGGAAGACCGCTGCACGCAGCAGTTGATCACCTATGGTCATCGCCCTTGCCCCGTGAACGGGCGAGAGCAGGAAGAACAGAGCGGCTGCGCCCAGGACGAGAGCAGACAGCCGATCAGAGAGCCATGCGATTGCTGGCTCGCGGATGAAGATCTCTCCCTCGCGGCTGACCACCACGTCCTGCGTGGAGAGCCGATTGATGGTGGCGATGATGTTGGCAGCGATGCGTGCCAGCACGGCCTTGACGGCCGGTATGAACCCCACAGGGGCCTCCTAGTTGAAGTAGAAGTTGTAGATGGCGCCTGATGGCCCCGTCACGGTGGTGTGCGGAACCTCAAGGGGAAGCAGTGCTGAGTCCAGGCATCCGGCGATGTAGGAGGCAGCGACGGCGTTGCTGATGACGGTGGTGAGACTCTCGTCCGTGATCCCCTCGGGGGAGAGGTCCTCGGCCGTCTTGGTGAATGCCCAGGTGGCGTAGGCGTTGGCTACTTCCTGCACTGTCACGGCATTGATGTAATCGGGGAGCTCGACGTCACCCAAGGCCATAGCCAGAGCGTCGTTGAGGTTGGTGTCGTCCATGTGTCCTCCTTGTTGTGGGAGCCGGGGCGAGGCGAGGGAGACGTGAACCCCGCCCCGGTCCCGGCTTCAGTGGGTCATGCTTCCGCGCCGGCGAAAGCCGACTTGGGCATCCGCGCCGGACGGCGCTTGCGCTGCTTGGGGGTCGCGTGACCCTTGCCGCCATCGTGCACGGTGAACTTAGGGGGATCGACCTTGTCGGCGAAGACCGGATGCTGGGCATCCATCCGCGCCTCCTTGGCTTCCTGCCCCTTGGCGAAGTACACCTGGGAGATGGTGCTGTAGAAGAAGTACCGCGGGGTCCACAACAGCCCATAGCCGACCCAATCAGTCTTCAGGCAGTCGTCGCCACGCAGGGCGAGATACGGCGTCCTGACGACCAGGGCGAGGCCCTGCGCGACCTTGTAGGCCAGCAGGGCAGCTGCCAACGAGATGAGGACGATAACCGTCATCATGGCGAGCAGCAGCAGGTAGACGCCGTACGCCAGCAGTAGTACTGCGGTGACGGCCATCTTGAGGACATACAGCAGGCCTAGACCGATCCACTTGGGGACGGCCAGGGCGTAGCGGAGGGCCTTGCGGAAGCGACCCTCGACGTCGGTCGTCGGGGTCTCGTTATCGCCCACGTTGCGGACGAAGGCAGCCTTGACGGCTGCCGCGGCCTTGCGCATCTTGGCCGCGAATGCTGCGGCGTATCGCTTGAGCGCACCCTGGCTGGGCTGCTCGACGGACTCGGTGGTCGAGTCGGTCGTGGTCTCGGTCATGACGACCCTTTCGTGGTAGGTACTACTTGAACCAGGAGCGGATGACTCCTGCGATCGTCAGGAGAATGGCTCCTGCGATCAGGAACGGGGCCATGAGCCCCGAGAGGACCACCAGCCACATGGGCGCGGTGATCACCAGCAGGATGAGGAGGCAGCCGACTGCTGCCCCGTTGTTGCTGGACTGACGCATGGCTTCTCACTCTCCTAACCAGTGCGGTAGCGGCCTCCGTAGAGGCTGCACCTCCAGACCTTGAAGGGCTGGAGAACGGGGTTGAGCACGTCCGTGCCCAATCGGGTGTAGGTAGCCCGGGTGAGCTCCTGAGTGATCTCTAGGGCGATGCGGGTGACGTTCTCGGGGTCCGCAATGTCCTTCTTGGGATCGGGGTCACCAAGCCAGTTGCTGTCCCCGGCCACCGACTCCCTGACCCAGTCGAGGATCTCACCGAGGTCATAGTGGGTGTCGAACTCCGGGTCGTCGTCGTTGAACTCGGCGATGACGTCGTCCCAGTCCACGTACATGTCCCAGGACAGCACCCAGACGTCGCTCTCGTCGAACTCCGCTGAGTCGTGCAGCCACTCGTTGATGATTTCCCAAAGGCCCCACTTGGACAGCGCGACCTCGAGCATGTTGTCCGCGTGATTGGGGCGGAAGTCGGGCGGGCAGATGGAGATGATGCCCGCGTGATTCAGTTCGTATCCCACGGCACCTCCCTAGATAGGAACAGCCCCCAGAGGTGGGCCTCTGGGGGCTGTCGGGCACAGCTATCGCAGTGCGGGTTCTATTATCCCACACTTTAGGACTTTGGATCAAGTCCGATGGACGGTCTGCCACGCGTGCGGGAGGTGCCCGCCGTTGCGCAGCCACTCGTCGCCGGCCTGGAGCAGGTCAGCGACGCGCTGGTAGTCGATCAGCTCTCCGGCCAGCCCTCGGCCGACCAAGTCCCGGATCTCGGCGTAGCAGGCTTCGATATCCATCTACATCAGTCCCATCGTTATCAGTGGTGAGACGCACCCTTCTGGGCAGCGTCCGTCTTGCTCGATCGTGTGGCCGTGCGGGCAGATGAGGCAACTGTCCAAGCCGTACCCATCCGTTTCCCACCCCTCGGGCAGGATCTCTTCGAGGTCCATCTACTTGCTCCCTCCCGTGCCGTAGCGGCACGCATCGCGGGTCAGCGCCTGCATGGATTCGGTCCATGCGGACGGGTGAAGACCCGAACTCAGTGACAGCCGGACCAGATTGGCCAGGCCGTAATCGGGGTCGGCCTCCTGGGCGAAGTCCAGAGCCACCAGGGCTCGAGCACCGTCACCCAGCTGCCAGGCGCTGATCGCCGCGCAGGTGGCTGCGGGAGCCACATCCTGCGGGTGCAGGGTCCGGCAGATGGCCGAGAACAGGTCGTAGGCTTTCTGCTGCTTGTCGGTGCGGACTGCCTCCCACAAGACGGTGTCGCGGACCCGGATGTCGAACAGTGCGCAGCCCAGCTCGCGCAGGACAGGCGCCGTACGCGGAGCGCGAGACATAGCCTTGGCGAGGCGGGAGAGGTACTGGTCCCGCTCCTCCTCGTTCAGTCGCGTGGGGTCCAGTCGTACGGTCCCCACCGGCCGGCAATCGTTCTTGAGCTGCTCGCGGTCCAGCAGCGGGGCGACACCCTCGATGACGAACTCCGGGGGCACCGAGGTGTCGATGTCCCTGCCCTGAGGTGGGCAGCACTCCGGGTCATCGCACATCAGTGAGGCCCAGCGACCGTCCTTGACCCACAGGAAGTCCTTGACGTGGGTGGGGAAGGTGTCGGAGAAGTCGATCGCCTTCTGACGGTCGATCTTGCCGTAGGTGACCAGCACGACCTCATCGGGATTCTGCTGGTCCGCTGGGCCGTAGAAGGCGCGGGGATCGGCCAACGTGGGCTCAGTATCCGCGCGCTGGGTGAGGAGTACCGAACCGTCCTTGATCCAGACGGCGACGATGCTCATGGACGGCGTGAACCCCAGTATGTAGGGGATCGACGCGACGAGTGCTCCTGGTGAACTCAGGACCACGGGGGACAGGGCGTTGGACATCAGATCTCCTTGTGGGGGCAGTCGGCGGGCAGATGGCGGTTGTAGCAACCCGAGCAGTAGATGTCCTCGTCCTCCTCGTCGTCCGGCCCCTTCATGTGCTCCTCCCAGCAGGAGGGGCAGGTACCGGTGATGAGGAGCTCGCGGGCATCCGCGGACAGGGTGGGGAAGGCGTCCTGGATGAACGCCCCCTCGCGGTACTTCAGGTATCCCTCGTAGGACACCAGCAGCACGCTCTGCTTCTTGCAGAACGAGCAGGGCTTGCACTGCACCTCGACCATCTCGGTCAGGTAGGGCTCGTTCACGACTCCTCCTCGATGAAGAGGAGCTCGCGGGTGACGAAGTCCTCAAACTTGCCACCGAAGTCGGCGACCGAGGCCACTCGTGCTCGCTCATCTTCAGTGAGGCTGGCCTGGTTGCCGCTGGTGTAGGCGTTCCACCAGACCACCCAGTCGTTGAGCGACTTAGCCAAGGCGTTGTAGCCCCGGTCGAACTCGGAGTCATTGACCTTTTTCTCATTCATGGTGTCTCCCTCACCTGTGCGTGCGGCACACGGAATCGAATGCCGCGTGGACGCCCTTCTTGGCGTCTGACGTGGATACGTTGAACTGGCTGACCAGCATCGGGCTGAGCTGGCTAGCGGTGATGGTCTGGAACGCCGGCCGGCTGGACAGCCCGTACTGGTGGTCGTTGGCGTTCCACAGCCTGCACAGGTTCGTGCGGGCGCTAGATGGCAGATCGCGGAGCGAGTCCACGACGTACCCCTTGATCTGAAGGCGATCGAAGGAGTCTGCCTGTGCTGGGGTAGCCAGCGTTAGTGTTGCTAGGACGGTTGCCAGAACGGCGATAGTGAGCTTCATCAGAGTCTCCCTCTAACGCAAAATGCCCCTGTCGTGTGACAGGGGCACCAAGGAGGGGGCCGAAGCCCCCTCCTGGTCGTGCTAGGCGACAGCCAGCTTGGAGCCGTTGCCGCGCTTCCAGTTGTAGGTCTCCTCGAGGATCTTGCAGATCTCCCCGGTCGGCCGGTTGTTGCCGACAGCCCGTGCACGGGACGCAGCCAGCAGCTGCGAGACCGTGTACTTGCTGGCGACCTTCTTGATCAGGACAGCCTGATCGATGTTGGGGTCGTTCCAGTGCTTGGCCCAGAAGATGGCCAGTCCCTCGACGATGTCCCCGCGGAAGGGGTCTCCGGTCTTGCCGTAGATCTCGTACGAGGTGGACAGCGCCATACCGAGGAAGTATTTCTGGTCCACGATGTTGCTGCCCTTCTTCTCCAGGATCCGGTACATCAGCGAGATGCACCCCACTGTCTTGCCGTGGGACCTCGCTCCGGTGCTGAACCCGAGATCGGTGACGACCTCCTCGATGGCCAGAGCCACGGGGTTCTGCGCCTCAAGAGAGACCAGGTGGTTGGCATACGGAGCCACCGCCTTACGCCCCTTGTTGAAGCCCTGGAACATGTTCGCCTCTTCGACGGTGGTCAGGTTCTCGTAGACCTTGACGTCGAAGAGGTACTTGTAGTTGTTCTTGCGGGTGGTCATGGCCAGCCAACGCTGCTGACCATCAAGGAGGTAGATGTTCCCGTCCTTGCGGCGTGAACCCACCAAGGTGCCCACGTAGTCGTCATTCCACTCGCGAGCGAGTCGATTGACGTGAGCCACCTCCTCAGCCCGCTGGATCTTCGGGTCAACCCTCAGCTGACCAGCAGGGACCTGTTCCATCTTGTGCTTCTTTGCAGCCATGCGGCTGTCCTCCTATGTTGCGATGAATGCCTCAGGCGAGTGCCTGAGGACTTGTCCTTCGGACCCGCGGGACGCGTTTCTCAGTCCGTGCGGGGTCATGCAAAATGCGCCAGAAGGGCCTGTGACGGGGGAGAAACAGGCACACCTCTGGCGCACGTATTAATTATAGCACACTTTCACACTTAGTCTCTAGTGCATAGCATGCAAAAAGCCCAGCGGGGGAGCTGGGCTTAGGTCTCCTGAGGACTTGAACCTCACCCGGCGACCGGGGTGACTCTTGGAGAGATCGGGGTCGTTTCCTTTCCCGATGCCTCTAATATAGCACACTTTGCACTAAAACTCTAGTGAGAGCGGGCAGAACTGCCCCTAATGGGTACAGAACACCAGCCCAGCGAAGCGGACCGTGCCCTTCTCGTGGCAGGACTCGCAGAGCGTGCCCTCCTTGGAGTCGAACACGTCATCACCAGGGAAGAGCATGCGCTCGCAGAGCGTGCACTCGGTGAACTCCGTGCCAGTCATGTCTCTAACTCTAAGGTAAGGGGAGCCTTCCTGCAAGACCTGACACGCTCGCTGGCGGCCCTGAGGGGCCGCTGCGCTCGCGTCTGTTCTCTAGCTCCGGGTGTCTGAAGGACAGAAACCACCCATAAGGGGATGCAGGTGCTTCGCGAGCAGAGTGCTACCTCCGACATTTCTCTGCAGTCGCCGCCCCTGTATGCACCACGCCGAGCAGGGGAATCACCCTCGGCACTCGTGGCTTACGGTGGCTGTAGCTGGCTCACGTTGGCTCCTGTTGTCAGGAGTGGCAGCCATCCCGTAGATTTCGGGCTGCGAGTGGCTGCACACTCGCTGGTACGTGCACCCGGCCTTCCCACGAAGGGGCCGGGTGCAGCCATTTGTAGACCTGTTCGATTCGGGTGTCAACAGCACAGCCCGCCACCCGAGGCAGGGCAGCGGGCTGTGGGACCTGCTAGGACAGGCTGTTGAGCTCGTCCACCTGTGCCTGCACGAGGCCGGCTGCCGCGGTGTTGGCGTCCGACTGTGCCTGGAGGGCGGCCTGAGCCGCCTGCAGCGCCGCCTGAAGGTCGGCGACCTGCTGGGCGAAGGCAGCGTCGTCGGCCGTGTCTGCCGCCTCAGAGGCTGCCAGAGCCGCGGCAGCTGCGTCAGCAGCAGCCTGGGCGTTGGTAGCCACGGTGGTGACGTCAGCCAGGATCTGTCCGATGCGATCGACCGCTGCCTCGAGGGCAGTGGTGACCTCTTCGAGAGTTGCCATGCGTGATTCCAATCTGTCTAGTCGATCATCGATGTGGTGGAGGGCATGGGATAGCAGGTCGATCTTGTGCTCCAGTGCCGTCAGATCGTGGTTGAACAACGGCTCTCCCATCTGTTGGTGCGGGATCACCCCGCCTGACCAGAGTAAGCCGCTGAGCGGGACACATCGATGAACGCGGTGCTAACGTCGAGGTCCGCGCTTGCTGCGGTGCTGTGAACACGCTGGGCGGGGTCGTACGGATTTTGACACCTTTCGGCCGTCAAGGACTCCCATGACCCACCTCCACCGGCGAGGAGTACCTGCCCCGCCCAGCAGAATCTTGCAGTAGTAGACAAGAGTATGCAGGAGGGTGTAGACAACTGCCCATGACTTCGCGGCCGAACTCCGAGTCCAAACTCATCTCCGCCCTGATCAACACCGGAGATGCGTCGGCCGCAGGGGTCTACGGCATGCGCACGGAGATGTTTTCCACCCATGGTCCGGAGTACCGCTGGGTACTCGACTACCCGGCCACCTACAGCTGCCAGCCCACCAAGGACGCGCTGCTCACCCGCTACCCGGACTTTCCGTTCAGCGACACGGCCAACGAGGTCGGCTTCCTGTGCGACGACGTCAAGGAGCGGCACACGCTCAAGACGATGACCATCGCCGCCAAGGGGATCATGGAGTCCCTGCGGAACGGAGACTCCGAGGAGGCCTACCAGTACTTCGCCTCCGTCCAGCACTCAGCACGCGAGAACCATTACCAACTGAGGAACGTCCTCCACGACGAGGCGTTCCTCGATTCATATGACGATCCTGAAGAGCGCATCGAGATGCCGTGGAAGACCCTCCAGCGCTGCACCGGGGGACCTGCTGACGGGGACTTCTGGGTGTTCGCCGGCCGATTGGGCAACGGCAAGAGCTGGGTGCTGATGAACGTCATCCAGAACGCCTTGATGACCGGGGAGAACGTCCTGCTGTTCAGCCTGGAGATGCCCGAGGCCCAGATGCGCTCGCGGATCCACGCCATGCTGGCCCGCCAGCTGGAGTTTGATGCTACGCATCAGGAACTGCACAAGCGGACGATCTCCACCTCCCGCTACCGCAAGCTGCTCGGGGAGATCCGAGACCACGTCCTTGGCGAGCTGATGATCTGGGACCTGTCCCACGGTCCGGTCTCCACCGCCCACGTCTCGGCCATGAGCAAGGAGTACGACGTCGCCGTGGTGGACCACCTGGGCCTGCTGCGCACCACCGCAGGCAAGCGGGCCATCGATGACTGGCGGGAGATGGCCACCATCTCCAACACCATGAAGGAGATCGCCCAGATCAACGCCGTCCCCATCATCGCCGCGGCTCAGATCAACCGCGAGGGAGCCTCAAAGAAGGGCTGGAAGCCCCCCAGGGTGGACCAGTTGTCCCAGTCCGATGCGATCGGGCAGGACGCCGATGTCGTGGTCACCTTGCGCCAGCGGTCGGCCTCGGTGCTGAGCTACTCCATCGAGAAGAACCGGCACGGGGAGGAGGCCTACTTCCACAGCAACTTCCAGCCGAACGTGGGCAACCTCGACGAGATCACCAAGACCAAGGCCGACGCCATCGTGGACAGCGAGATCGCTCGCTATGAGGAGGACTGATGCGGCACGAGCACTGCAAGGTCTGGCGCTGCCACGAGGACCGCATCGAGATCGTCTGTCCGCACTGCAAGCATCGGTTCCACGAGTTCCCGGCCCTGCTCGGGGACGCGCAGCGAGCCGTCGAGTCGCAGGAGGGTCACACCCGGCTGTGCCCGGGCACCCCGTCCTGCATGAAGAGGAGTTGGCGATGAGCACGCAATCCAAGATGTACTGGACGATCCGTTGCGACGTCTGCGAGAACTTGCACAGCAGCGAGGGTCAGTGGGAGTACACCGTGTACGACGAGGAGGCTGACGCCCTCGACGCCGCATCGGACTCCGACTGGCGGATCTTCCCCGACATGCATGTCTGCTGCTGGTGCATCGACAAGGGCGTCGTTCCCGATGGTGCTCACGCCGATGACCCTGACGACGTGGGCATTTGCCGTTGGTGTGGGGATGAGTGGCCCCATGAGTGACATTCAGAGATACGCCCCCGCCAGTGACTACGGCCCGTCGTACATGGTTCCCACTCACAAGGGCATGTACGTCCTGTACGAGGTGCATCTTGCCGCCGTCGCGGAAGCCGAGAAGCGTGGTCGCACGAAGGCGTGGGAGTCGTGCTACATCGAAGAACGAGAGCGTTGGGTCTACGAGCAGGGCCAGCGTGACGAACGCGAACGCATCAAGTCCGTGGTGCGTGCCTACACACATACATCCATCGCGGAGAGGGTCGCTCAGATCATTGACGACTCGTATATCAAGGGAGTGGAGTCCTGATGTGTGGATGTGGAATCGCTGACTGGTGCGCTGGTGGCTGCTCATGCGGCTGCGACCACGACACGCTGGAAGGTCAGCGGAGTCAGGCGCAGCACTTCGCTAGGAACTACAAGGACATGACGGAGCGTGCGATTGATGCGTTCCAGCGGGGCAAGCAGCGCACGATCAGCGATGCCGTGGCAGCGGTAGAGGCGCTTGCGCGGCGTCGGGGCGGGTCGGACGGATCACCCGCGCAGATGCTCTACGACAACGAGGTCCTTGACGCGATCGAGGGAGCAGCAGATGCACGTCACGCTTGAGCAGGCCCTGAGCACCGGCCACGGACAGTGGAGGTCGTTCACCTGCCCCTCACACGAGGACAACAACCCCTCGGCCCGGGTGAACACTGAGAGTGGCAAGTGGATCTGCATGGTCTGCGGGGCCAAGGGCACCATCGACGGCTACCAGGTGGACTACGACGCCATGCTCGAGGAGGCGTGGGCCATGCTGGGGGAAGAGTCCCTGCTCAAGCCCGAGAGCTGGCTGGACCAGTTCGACTCCGGCCCCGTCCACCACTACTGGCTGTCCCGGTTCACCGAGGACGTCTGCCGGCACTACCGGCTGGGGTGGGATGGGACCAAGGGAGAGCCGTGCTACCCCGTGCGGGCCATGAACGGCTCTCCCTTGGGGATCGTCCACCGCAACATCTCCGACCCCGGGGGCCCGAAGTACAAGTACCCCCGCAAGGTCCACACCTCCGACCTGCTGTTCGGGGTGCCTGAGCTGGAGCAGGCCGAGGTCCTCTTCCTCGTGGAGGGCGCCATGGACGTCTGTGCTGTCAGAGAGTGCGGCCATGATGCTGTCGGGTCCTACGGGTCGCAGCTGCACCCCGAGCAGGTCCGCCAGATCGTGGCGCTGGAACCGTGCATCGTGTTCCTCGCCTACGACATGGACCGCTCGGGGCATATCGGGTCCGGCAAGGCCGAGTGGGACCTTGGACTGGCAGGGGTGCTGACGCGGCGGATCTTCTGGGACGCCGAGTACAAGGACCTTGGGATGATGGACACTGAGTCACGTTCCGATACTTTGGCAAAGGCTCTTGCATCCAAGCACACCCATGTGTAGTGTCCTCTCCATGGGAATCAATGCCGAACTTGTCAGTGAGTACCAGATCGCCAAGAGCGCCCTAGAGATCGCCAAGGAACGGTTTGCCAAGATCGAGAACGCGCTGTGCCAGGACATGCTGACCAGTCAGATCAAGACCGACGTCGTCACCGTGGGGGACCGGGACTGGAAAGTCACTGTCGTCCAGAACGAGACCGTCAGCATCGATGCCAAGGGCTTGGAGGAGTTCCTGGGCAAGCGGAACTTCAAGAAGCTCTGCACCTACAAGATCGACCAGAAGGGCGTGGAGCACGGCATCAAGGCGCCGGATATCCCCCTGACGGCCGAGAGCGCGTCGGCCTTCGTCACCATCAACCCGAGCAAGCCCTACGTGCGGATCTCCAAGTACACAGGAGAGGGCGATGACGCAGCCTGAGACGCTTACCCGCGTGGTGACCATCGATCCGGCTACTCGGTTCGTGCGGTCATTGCCGGGCAACTACTCCATGCTGCGCGAGGCCGCGCACGCCTGCGGGGTCAGTCAGTTCACCCTCCGCAAGTTCATCGCGGACGACGTGGAGGAGTGCACGCCGAGCAAGTACACGATGTTCGGCAAGGTCAAGATCTATCTCTATACCGATGAGGACATCGCGTCGATCAAGAAGTACCTGAAGAGCCAGGTGCAGATCTTCGACCACAATGGTCAGGCCCGCAGGATCGGCCGGCCACCGAAGTACGCCGAGGACGAGCGGCACGACCGGGACAAGCTCCACTCCAAGAAGTGGTACTGGAACAACCGAGTCAAGCTGCTCACCGAGCGCGGAGACATCGCTGGGGCCAAGGAGGCCAAGAAGCGGGTCAAGGAGATCGACGAGGAGTTGAAGCGCAAGTGACGCGCATCGAGGTAGGCATCACCCACCAGGTCTCCATCAAGGGCGACCAGTCGTGGGTCAAGCTGAGCATCACCGAGGACGTGGAGCTCAGTGACAAGCTTGGCAGGGACCTAGACGCCGCGGTGTCAGACCTGTCCGAGAAGGTGAACACACAGCTCATCAAGGTGATCGAGCAGACGGTGGAAACAGTCAACAACTACCAGTGAACAAGGAGCAATGACCAATGCGATTCGGACAAAGGAAAGAAGAAGCACCCGAGGTCGGTGGCGACGGCCTGTACCTGCGTAACTTCAAGGACGGCGACACCACGGTGCGCTTCTTGGAGGAGGTCAACGACTGGATCGAGTTCCGGGAGCACTACACCCGAGACCGCCGCTCGTTCCCCTGCACGCGCGAGGAGGACTGCCCCGGCTGCACCAGCGATGACGACGAGGTGAAGCAGACGTCCCGCAAGTACGCGGTCAACCTCCAGGTGGTCCGTGGCAACGGCTCGTACGTCGCCCCGCACCGCATCCCGGTGGGCGTCATGAAGAAGATGGAGACCCGCAGCGAGCGCAACGAGGGCACCATCCTCAGCCGCGACTTCATCATCATGCGCTCGGGCAAGAGCTTCGACACCGAGTACGACGTCGAGGCCGATGACAAGTACGAGGTCAACATCAAGGCCCTGCGCAAGGAGGGGCTGGACATCGAGGAGGTCCTCCAGGCGGCGTTCGATGAGAACGCTCCCGGGCAGGGCAAGCCGTCCCGCTTCGAGAAGGACGACGAGGGCGACGAGGTCGTGCCTCGCTCGGCGCGCAAGCCCAAGGTCGAGGAGGACGAGTTCCCTTCTGAGGCCGAGGTCCAGAGCGACAGCGCGGATGACTCGGACGTCGAGATCGACGAGGATGAGTTGTTCGACATGACCATCCCGCAGCTGAAGGGGCTGGCCGCCAAGGCCAAGATCGATGTCCCCGCAGGCGCGAAGAAGTCGGTCATCATCAAGCTCCTCATGGAGTCTGCTTCGGCCTAGCCGTGGGGCAACCCAAAAGCCTCAGTCAGCAGCACGACCCGTATTGGGGTAAGCCGTGGACGCACACCAGCGCTCCCGTAACGACGCTGTTGTAGTTGAGGATTCCGCTTAGGCAGCGGCAACCGCCTTGCACGGACACTGGGTGACAGGACATCGCGAACCTGCACCAGTGGTGGCCGGGCAGCCCGTTCGAGTCGGGCCAAGGCACGGAGGTACTACCCATGAATCAGTTCCCTGACGAACCCGAGAAGCGTCACCACCACCCCAACCGCGGTGGATCCGCTGACGGCGCCTATGCCGTCACCTTCCGCGCGGGGACCCAGAAGCACAAACTGTTGAAGGCCTATGACGAGCTGCCTGACGGCCGCGCTCTGACCGACGACAAGGCTGCCCAGCGTGCGGGCCTGCTGCATGCCACCTACTGGATGCGCTGCTCTGAACTGCGCGAGGGCGGCTTCATCAAACAGGTCGTCATCGACGGCGTGCCGCAGGAGGGCATGGGCCTGCACGGCTCCCCGCGGATGCTCTGCCGCATCACCGCCTACGGTCGCGCCTTCCTCGAAGAGCTGGAGGAGGGGTGATCTTTAACTTACATTCCCACAGCGCCTTCTCCGCTGGGGACGCGCTCCCGCAGGTCAAGGACATGGTCAAGACCGTCAAGGGCTACGACCAGCCCGCCCTGGGTCTGACCGACCACGGCAACATGGCCGGCGCCATCCAGCTCTACACCGAGTGCCACAAGGCGGGGATCAAGCCCTTCCCCGGCACCGAGCTGTACGTTGTCCACGACCGCAACGACACCAAGGCCAAGCGGCACCACATGTGCGTGGTGGCCCACACGTCCACCGGCTACGAGAACCTCGTGCGGCTGTCCACCCTGAGCCACGAGAACTTCTACAACAAGCCGCTGATCGACCACGCCGACCTCGCCTCGCTGTCCGAGTACGGGATGCTCAAGGGGCTGGCGGCCACGTCCGGCTGCTACTTCGGCTTCATCGCGCAGGCCGTGGTCAAGGAGGACTACACGCAGGCCCAGCAGTTGATGGGGTCCTACTCCAAGTGGTTCGACCGCTTCTACGTCGAGCTGCAGAACCACCACATCGACCACGGCGATGGCTGGGACGATGACCAGCTGGCGGGGGAACTGCTCCTGCTGTCCCAGCGGATGGGCATCCCCGCCGTGCTCACGCAGGACTCCCACTACTGCCATCAGGACGACCAGGAGATCCACGATGCCCTCAAGCGACTCGTCTCGTTCGGTCCCGATCCCGACGACGCCACCTTCCCCGGTGACGGCTTCGGCCTTGCCACCGAGCAGTGGCTCCTCGACCACCACGATTCCGAGCGGTACGCCTACGGTGCCGAGGGACTGGCTGACCTTCTGGCAGCGCATGACCTGGGCATCCCTGAACTAGACACCTACCACTACAACATCCCCTTCACGGTCGAGGACCCCGACGAGGTCCTGCGGCGGGCGTGCGAGCAGCGGCTGGAGGACATGAAGTTCGGTGGCAAGGGTCACAGCGACCGGATGCTGCGCCTGCAGGACGAGCTGGACATCATCAAGGACACCGGCATGGCCGGGTACCTGCTGCTGGTGGCCGAGGTCACCGACTGGTGCCGCAAGAACCAGGTGTTCTACCAAGCGCGTGGATCGGCCTCGGGCTCCATCGCCTGCTGGCTGCTGGAGATCACCCAGGAGGACCCGATCAAGTGGGGTCTGTCCTTCGAGCGGTTCATCTCTCGCGACCGCACCAAGCCCCCGGATATCGACCTCGACGTGGAGAGCGTCCGACGTCAGGATCTGATCGACTACCTGCGGGGACGGTTCTCGGTCGTCCAGATCGGGACGTGGAGCCAGTACTCACTGCACGGAGAGGACGAGGATGAGGACGGGGCAAAAGGCAGCCTTCGCGTCAAGTACTACTCTGCTGCTAGCCGGGCTGGTAAGCCTGCTGTTGATTGGGCTTCGGTCCCTCAGGAGGACAAAGACCACCTCCAGGCGCTCGCGGATATCGGCCCCTTTGCCTCGTATAGCAAGCATGCAGCGGGTCTTGTTGTCACCACGACGGCCTCGGAGCTGACCAGCCTCGTCCCGATGATGTGGATCGCCTCGTCCAAGACGATGGTGACCCAGTACGAGATGAAGGACATCGAGAAACTGGGGCTGGTCAAGCTCGACGTGCTCGGGCTGAAGACCCTGACCACCCTGCACTACTGCATGGACAACCTCGGCCGGAACGTCTTCGAGGGGCTGGGCTGGATCCCGCTGACCGACCAGCGGACCTACGCCACCATCGCCCGGGGAGACACCGAGGGCGTGTTCCAGCTGGAGGGCGGCTCGGCCGCGCGTGGATGTCGTCGGCTCAAGCCCACCAAGATCCGGGACATCGTCGCGGCCATGGCATTGTTCCGGCCGGCCACGATGAACTCGGGGGCCACGGACGACTACATCGCCCGCAAGCATGGGGAGAAGCCCACGCCCGAGCGCAACCCCATCATCGACAAGCACACCGCGCGGACCTTCGGGATCATGCTCTTCCAGGAGCAGGTCATCGCCATCCTGCGAGACCTCGGGATGACCGCTGACGACCTCACGGCCTTCCTCAAGGCGGTCAAGGCCTCCAACTCCGAGATCGGGGATGCGGGCAAGGTCATCGATGGCTACAAGGCGCGGGTGCGGGACATGGCGCTGGACGCCGACTTCTCCAGCGCCGACTGGAAGTGGCTGTGGGGAGCGATCGAGGGGTTCGCCGAGTACGGCTTCAACGAGGCCCACAGCGTGGCCTACGGGCTCACGGCGTACCGCTGCGCCTATCTGGCCACCCACCACCCTCTGGAGTTCTTCACGGCCCTGCTACGGGTCGCGGAGGGGTCTACCAAGCGCAAGGGGGACAAGTACACCAAGGAGGAGATCTACGTGCGAGCTGCCAAGGCTCGCGGCCTGAGCCTGCGGCGAGCGGACGTCAACATCTCTGGCGCCTCCTACACCGTGGACAAGCGGGGCAATGCCATCCGCAAGGGCCTGGGGTCGATCAAGGGCATCGGCGCCTCCACGGCGAACAAGATCATCGCGGCCCGTCCCCTAGACGGCTACACCTCGATGGAGGAACTGTGCCTGCTGAGTAAGGTCAGCGGGTCCGGCCCCTACCTCACCGGGGGAGACCTCCAGGTGGGGATCATCGGCAAGCTCTACGACGCCGGAGCCCTCGACGATCTGCTGGCGTCATGATCAGGCGACAGCCTCTGCCCGAGGTGCTCTATCACCTCATCAAGCATGAGGAGAACTGGACCACGCACCAGCGCAGCATGTACTGGATCAACCAGATCATCCTTCAGGTGCGCAAGGACGAGCAGCTGCGCATCCGCAAGGCCGTGCTGGAGTACTACGCCGTGGCCCCCAAGGCTGCTGAGCCGATTCTCAAGATCATCGGAGGTGGAGTCAGTGAGTGACATACAGCGTTGGGACTACGACGAGTACGGGTCGATGTTTGAGGCAGACGATGGGCCGCTCTGCTTCTACGCCGATCACGTTGCCGCCGTCGAAAACACAATCATTCCGAACGCTTGGAATGCAGGCTGGCAGGAAGGGTTCGTCAAAGGCCAGCGGCAGGGCGAACGTGACGGTCGTGCGTGGGCGCTGGCTGACGCGGTGGCAGCGGTAGAGGCGCTGCCGATTGACGAGTTCGTCCGACTAGACCCTGCTGACGCGAAGGCAACGGTCATCGCCTCGATCAAGGGAGTAGGCAATGCCGTCTAACCGCGAACTTGACGAGTTCATGGAGGCACACCCGACCGTCCGAGTGCTGAACACCGGGCTGGGCGAGATGCCAGTCGTTCCGTTCTACGACGTGGTAGATGCGCTGGAGCGGGCCAGAGAGGAACCGCAGGACGGCGACGACTTCTGGCCCAGCCGCGTTCGGCACGCGGAACGACGGGGCTATCAGCGGGCGCTGGCTGCTGCCGTGGCAGCGATTCGCAAGCGTGGCGGTTACCACTCGTCCGAGGAGTTCGCGCAGTTGATAGAGCAAGTCGCCGCGATCAATGGAGTCAGCAATGACTGGTGAGATGTGGTCGCCCACGAGCGGCGGCAAGGAGAAGATCCAGTCGATCACCATCGCTGGCGAGACGTTCGTCCGTCCTGACTGGAACGCCTACGAGCATGGTGTCAAGGACGCGACCGATCGACTGTGGCGTCACCTGACCACCCGCTATGCGCCCATCACGGGCAAGGGCATGACCAACGGCCCGGTGTGCGTGGACGAGGTCGTGGCGATCACGGGAGGGGAGGAAGCATGACATTCGGCAAGAAGGCCTCGGTGGCAAAGAACGATCCCGTCAAGGTGCTTGCCAAGTACGACGGCTTCTGTGTCGCGTGCGGGCTGGACATCCTCGAGGGCGAGGACTGGATCATCTTCAGCGAGTACTGGGACGCATTCGTCCATGTGGAGTGCCCGATATGAAGAACATCGAGCTGGTCCGCCAGCGCTCCAACAACCAGTGCGAGGCGCTGGTCTGGATCGAGTCTGCTGAGGTCTGGGCACGCTGCGCGGCCCGTCCCGTGGAGGTCCACCACGCGCTCACTAAGGCCCGCGGTGGGACGATCCTGGACTCCATCGGGGAGACCCACCACCTCATCGCTCTGTGTCACAGATGTCACGGCTTGGCCGATGGTGGCGATGCCTACATGGGCGGGGTGCTCATGGACGGCTATGTCTCCCGCGACGGAGACTGGATCGTCTACGACGGCTCTGATCCCTATCTGTCCGAGAAGTACCCGAGGAGAGACGCATGACGCGCGGAAAGTATGGTGCTCGCGCCGAGATCAGAAGGGCCGAGGCTGAACTGACGACCACCACAGCCACCTATCAAGCGGCTGTCGCTCGGTTAACGTCCGAGAACGCTGCTCTCATTGAGAAGCTTGCCAATCTTGATGAGCTCTATCGTAAGGAGATGCGCGCCCTCAAGGCTCGACTCAATGAGGGACTGTCACCTGAGTTAACGGCCTACCAGATCAAGGTAGATGAGCTGAGGGAGAAGCTGGACGAGGCCCGGCGCTTGCGCAGGAAGTGGGAGAAGCAGCGCGACCTAGACATTCGGATGCTCATCGCCACTCTCAGGGCTGACGGCTGGATGGGACAGGAAGCATTGGATTGGGTTCTCTCCTGGCACACGGGAGGAGAAAAGGTGGCGGTCATCCGGCATGGATCCACCGAGCACTCCAAGTCCGCGGAGCAGGTGATAGCCATCCAGCGCGCAGAGGGGCTGCGCTCGCCCAACCCGCGGTACGAGGACAAGGAATGGCGTGCACGGTTCGAGAAGGCCTTGGCCACAGGGAGAGTCGTATGAGAATCAAGCACCGCGTCCCCACGCAGGCGTTCGAGAAGTCCGCCGAGATCAGCGAGGAGTACCAGCGCGAGGTGGACCGAGCGACAGCCCGGCTGGAGAAGGCCTACCACCAGGCGCAGAAGCGCCTCCTAGTAGCCGAGCACAAGGCTGAGAAGCTCCAGCACTCGAAGAAGGCCAAGCCCCACGACATCAAGGTGGCGTGGGCGCTGGTCGAGCTCCGGAGGCTCGAGCTCAACAAGTACGAGCGGATGCTCATGACCTCCCCGCAGCCAGCCGCTAACCGCGGGACCAAGTCCTTTCGACCCATCGCTCTCTAGGAGAGACGCATGAAGCTGAGCTATATCGACTTCGACTCTAGCGGGAAGCCGTACTGGCACGCGGAGACGAACAACGGCGACTACGACGGGGCAGGCACGACACCCATCGACGCCGTGTGCGCAATGGTCAACCAGATGGAAAGAGAGTTGAAACTGTGATCCAGATCTACACCGCCCTGCAGATGACCCAGGACGACCAGTCCAAGCGCGTGGGGATGGTCATGGACGCAGCCGACGCCTTTGCGCTGGCCACCATCCTGATCAACCTCGGACCACAGGACACTCCACCGGCATGGGCTCCCTACATGACCGAGATTACCCGTCAGCTGATCGGTAGGGGCAACGCATGTCTATGACCCAAATCCCCCGGGAGTGGGGCGACCAGAAACACTTCACCGATGAGGTGCTGCGGCTGGCCGCCGTGAACGTGCCTGCCTACATCATCGCTGAGCTGCGTTCATCGTTCGAGCACTGGAAGGCCGAGAACAACTGGCCTGAGGATGCCGAGCCCATGTGGACGATCCGCTGGACGTACCTGGAGATCACCGAGGAGCAGATGTGAGCCTCAAGTCTCAGATCAAGGCCGTCAACTCCGGCCTGCCGATCACTGTCATGCACGAGAAGTGGGTCTCGGAGAATCCCGAGCCCGTCTACTCGGTTCAGGCCAGGGCGTTCGCCACGGGTCAGTTGGCGGGCATCACGGGCTCCCAGCGCCGTCGCAAGCGCATGTTTCGGGCCTCGAGCACTCACACCTGCAAGCGCCGGCAGGTGCTGGCCTTCATCGGGCACCCTGCGCGCAAGGAGGAGATCACCTCCACGCTGGGCAACATCTTCGCCACCGGCAACTTCATGCACCTGAAGTGGCAGATGACGGGCCTGACGGCAGGTTGGCTGGCTGAGGCTGAGGTCCCGATGGACCGCGACGACCTCAATGCCGGAGGCACCGCTGACGGCGTGCTCTACACAGGTGGTGGGTTCGAGTACAAGACCATCAACGACCGCGGCTACACCTGGGTCATGACCAGCGGGATCAAGGAGGACCACCAGGAGCAGGTGGACAACTACATGTTCCTCGGGGACCTCGACCACTACTCGATCGTCTACGAGAACAAGAACAATGGGGAGTGGCGGGAGTTCCGCAGGGAGCGCGACGAGGCGAACATGAAGCGGGTGGTCAGGCGGTTCGAGGAGCTCAATGAGTTCGTCTCCGACCGCAAGCTGCCGCCCGTGCTCGACGACTGCCGCGCGGAGACCGGGGTCAAGTTCCGGCAGTGCCCGTTCCGGGACACCTGCCTCAAGCTGAAAATGTTTCCGAGGGCCGTGTGACACCCGAGGCCGACGTCTTCGTCATCTGCGCCATGTGCATCGCCATCGCTTGGGGTGTGGTGGCGGCAGGGATCGTTGGTTTCTACATCTGGAAGAAGGTGCGCGATGGCCGTTCGGATTAGGCGCAGCACCGAGAGGGATATCCAGTTCGGCCGCACCCTGACACAGGTGGAGACCGAGTACGGGCTGGACTCCGTGGAGCACCTGTGGGCCGAGCTCCAGGGCTACGTGGACGTGCTGCTTGGTCGCAAGGAGTCGCCCATCGACTCGCCCTACCTCAGCCTGATGGAGGTCGCCACCGCCTACTACGCCCGTGCGCAGGAGATGGACATGCGCATCCACGCGGCCGAGCGCGAGGGGATCGTCCACCGCGGCTCCCCGCTCTACAAGTTCCGCACCGGGGAGCTCAAGGCCTTCATCGAGCTGGCCCGCAAGTGCGCGGACCTCGGCTCCCGCAGGCTCACCCAGGAGGCCCTGCTCTCCGACGCCAGAAGGATGGACTCGATCTGATGCGAATCGAACTGCTGGAGAAGCGTGAGGACGGCATACACACCGTGGGGCTCTACAAGCTGGTCAGCGACTCCTTCTTCGAGATGACCAGCCTGGACCATGGGCCGAGGCTGGTCAGCGGCTACACCCTGAACTGGGAGTGGACGGGCGAGAAGCGCACCCTCACCCACATCGGCTTCTTCCCCGACATGGAGTACACCGGCGTCGTCAGCGAGCTGTCCTCTCCGCTGGAGGTCAAGAAGGGGCAGGTGGTGACCTTCCGAGCGGGGAGCATCACCATGGCCATGAACATGGACGCTGGCTCAGGAATCACCGTCATCAAGGGAGCAGCATGACCGAGATCTCGCACTACAACATCGTTGTCGCCACCCCGGGAACCATGCTGACGGCCGGCTACGTGAAGTCCCTCGTGGAGACCTTCGATGCCATCCGCAATCAGGGGCTCACCTGTATGTGGCTCAACGCTGGTGGCTCCCACGTCGGGGTGACCCGCGAGCGGACGGTGTGCGGGACGGACTACGCCAACAACCGGATCGCCAAGGTCATGAACGGGGCGTTCACCTACGACAAGCTCTTCTGGATCGACTCGGACATCTCCTGGAAGATCTCCGACTTCGCCAAGCTGTCCAACTCTGACCTCGACATCGTCTCGGGCGCCTACATGATGGCCGACCATGTCGTGGTGCTTAGCCGCCAGTCCTGGGGTGGGCTGATGCCCTACGAGGAGTTCATCACCTACAAGGAGCCCTTCGCTGTCGCGTCGGTGGGCTTCGGGTTCGTCTGCATGAAGGCCGGGGTGATGGAGTCCATCCCCAAGCCGTGGTTCGGCGCGGTGCCGGAGAACGATCGCTTCCTCGTGGGTGAGGACATCTCGTGGTGCCTGAAGGCCCGTAGGGCGGGCTACCAGATCATCGTGGACCCGAGCGTGCGGGTGGACCACTGCAAGTCGATCATCGTGGACTGGCCGTCAGAGCCTGCTGTGGAGGTCGTTCCAGCGGAGCCAGGCCATGTCCCAGCTGAAGTGCTCGTTGACGTCCTCAGCCTGGGTGCCGGGGACCCACAGCCCGCTCCTGACGATGCCGATGGCCTCTGACAGGGAGTAGGCGAAGCCCTCAATGTCGGCGTCCCGCTCGTCTGGCCCCTTCATCGGCACGACCATGCCGTGCCCCAGCGAGGTCTCCGGGAGAGCGCCCTGGTCGTTGATCACCGTCAGCAGGTTGGCCGACAGTGCCTCGATCTGGACGAGGCAGGACGTCTCCTCCCAGTAGCCCGGGTAGGCGTGGATGTGCGCCTGCGCCATGTGCTTGAGCACCGTGGCATGGGGAGTCGGGCCGTAGAAGGTGAACCGGGGGTCCAGCACGACGTCCTCGATGCCCTCGAGCGCCGCGGTGTCGGGGTTGAAGTCGTTGAAGATCTGCAGCTCGAAGTCGTCGTCGATCATGTGGGCCGCGGGGATGAGGATCTCCATCCCCCGGTCCTGGGTGGAGGCGTGGATGATCCGGATCTTGCGAGGCTTGTAGTTGAACCGGGTGATGTCGTTCTCCACCGGGTGAATGGCGTTGGGGATGACCACGAACTTCTCAGGATCGACCTCGGTGGTGGCGATCATCCGCTCGCGGTGCCACTCGGATGGGACGATGACGAACTTGAGGTCCTCCAAGAACAGTGGGTCCTTGAACAGCATCCCCGCTTCCTGAGGCAGCTGGGTCAACGGGTTGTGCAGCCACAGGATGACCGGCCGGGTCTGCTGGTAGAAGTAGCTCATCTCCCCCGGGATGATCAACAGTTTGTAGTTCTGGAACTTGGGCAGGGTGGGCAGGATCCACTTGTTGACCCCGCGCGCCATGTACTCGGTGCCGCCGTTGGCCAGGTGGTTCAGGGGGAACGTCACATCAGCTCCTTGATCGCGTCGGGGGAGAACGCCACCCAGTTCGAGCAGCGAAAGAAGTCGTTGTCGGTGTACTGGAAGTTGGCCCAGTTGATGCCCTCCTTGGTGAGCCGGCCGAGCTTGTAGCCCAGACCTGAGAGGTAGTCCCAGAAGTCCTTGAGGACCACGTGCATGTCAGCGGTGGTGTAGCCGTACTCGAACTGCACGACCTCGATCTTGTTGCCGCTGAGCATCTCCTCGAAGCCATGGAGGACCTTCCAGTCCCAGCCCTCCGTGTCGATCTTGCACAGGTGGATGAGGTCGATGCCCTTGGACTTGCAGTAGCCGTCCCCGGTGACGGTGACGGCCTGCTCCATGACCGGGGGGTAGGTCAGGTCCCAGTAGTCGGTGTCGAGCAGGGTGTTGACCCCTTCGTGCCCGGGGAACCTTCGGTAGGGATAGGTATTGGACTCGTCTCCCAGCCCGAAGGCGTTGACAGTGACGTTTCCCCGCCAGCCGTAGCGCTCGTGCAATCGACTCCACATGGTCCCGGAGATCTCGAACAGGTGCGCCTCGACCAGCTGGGTGGCGTTCTCCAGCAGGAACCCGGTGTAGTCCCCGCGGTTGGCGCCGACGTCGAAGAAGACGAAGGGGTCAGCGTTCTGGCGCATGGTCAGCCAGGACTTGATCAGCCCCTCCTCCCCGGAGTCCGCCAGCTCATAGGGGAAGTGATTATCAGGATCAGTGGGCATGGCCTGACCCTAGCGCACCTTCCACTGCGATGAGAGTTGACACGGACAGTTCATCTGCTAGATTCCTCCCACTGCACCAAGGACCGACTACCGGTGGCCCGCAAGGGTGGGATGTCGGAGCGAAGTTGTAGGGGTCACCTTCCCCTCACTCCTCGGGGCAGCAGGCAAGACGTCGGCCCTCGGGCACGGGTTAAGCCGAGGACCGGACCGCAGCCCTTCGGGGAAGAGCGGTCCGTTTCCTTTTGTGGCGTGACCTCCTCAGTAGCCTTGTGGTGGAGGTACCTATGCCTAATCCCGCCGTCGCCACCGTGGACTTCTACTCCGAGCAGGGGTCCACGTTTCGCCGTCGCCTCTGGTACGGATGGAGCACCAAGCCGCCTGAGCAGGTGCTCTCCATTGCTGACATCGACGAGATGTACGACCTGTCCGAGTGCGAAGCCCAGATGTACGTACGGACCTATGACCGCACCACCATCGTCCAGAAGCTCACGACCGCGGACGGGTCGATCATCCTCAATGCCGTCCAGGGGTCCATCGATCTGTACGTCTCGGCTGCTGACACGGACCTGTGGCTGGACAAGAAGTACCGGCACGACCTCGAGCTGACCTATCCCCCGGTCCTGCCGGCCACCGAAGGGGACATCATCAAGAAGTACCGGGGAACGATCTTCAATGAGCTGACCAACACCCGGGACGCCTGATGCCCGAGATCGTCGCCGTACCTGCTCCCCAGGTCACCGACGTCTGGGTGGTCGAGAACCACGAGATCGAGTACCTGGGGCTGGAGCCCCAGCCGCCCGTCGAGCTCATCGTCGTCGAGCAGGTCGAGGTCGTGGCCCTGGTGGACACCGGCAAGGGCGATCCAGGCCCTCAGGGGCCTGTAGGGCAGTCGGTGATCCCGTTCGCCCGCGACTACCAGCTTGAGGTCACCACGGGCGTACAGCCCTTCAGGTTCCCGTTTGCAGGCACTTTGCTGGGCATCTCGGCCTGTCTGGGCATTCCCGCCACCGGCTCCCCGGTGGTCCTCGACCTCAACATCGACGGGGTGAGCATCTTCACCGACCAGAACGACCGGCCCGCCATCCCCGCGACCGCCATCGACCTGCCCGAGATCGCCCTTAATGTCCCATTTGTGAGTGGAAATCGGCTCACAATCGACGTGGATGACATCGGTAGTACGTTTGCTGGTGAGGACCTAACCGTCTTCGTCAGGTACGAGCAAGCGGTCTAGGAGGCCCACCGTGACCACTGTGAACGGCAAGGAGATCCCACCCGGCGCCCAGGTGCTCATCCTCATCCCCGAGGCATCGGGAGAGGTCACCAAGGCGGCAGACATCGCGGCCGCAGCGGCGGCGGAGACCAAGGAGTAGGCAATGGCAACACTGGGCACCTCGAACTTCCTCAACAATGGCTGGCTCAACACCATCAAGAGCACCGGCACCAGCTTCAACGTGGCCGGCGCCATCGGTGTCGTCCTGCACACCGGCATTCCGGGTGCCACCGGCGCGAGCTTCGTCTCCAGTCAGTCGGAGAAGCACGCGATCACGTTCCTGTCGAGCACCCTGTCGGTACTCACCCAGACGGGCACCCCGCAGTGGACCAACTGGACCGGCACCAACGGCGAGGTCGTCAGCCACATTTCGGTGTGGGACACCTCGGGCACCGGTGGCAACTGCCTGTGGACTGCGCAGCTCTCGGCGTCCAAGACCATCAACACCGGCGACACCTTCACGCTGTCCTCCTCCTCCCTGACGATCGCCAGCGCGTCCAACTAGCGCGCAGGACGCTGGGCTGCCCTCCCAGCGCCCAGGAGGAGGGGTGAGTCGTGGCCTACGTGCATGACCCTGACTGCCCGCACACCAAGCACGCTTGCGGGTTCATCGTCCCGGTGGGGCAGGACTGCAAGTTCTGTGCGGCCATCGTGGTCTCCAAGGCTGCCGGCCGGGACGACATGCTCGCCATCCTCTCCTCGGACCCCAACCCGACCGTCGCCCTGGCGGGGGTCAACGCCGCCTCCCTGTGCATCTACACCCTGCCGTCAGCCCTTGAGGAGATGTAGCCGTGATCGTCCTGACCAATCTGGACAACATCCAGGTGGTGACCTCGGCGTCCGCTGACGTGGACTGGGTGACCACCTACATCGATAACAACGCGGGGACGGTCACGCCTGGGCGCAACGCTCCCAATGCGTCGATTACGACCAACACCACGACCTCGGTTATCGCCGCACCCTCCTCGGGTGTCCAGCGGGTCGTCAAGAGCATGTACTTCCGCAACGAGCACGCCACGGTCACCACCGACCTGACCGTGGAGTACTACAACGGCACGTACGCCAGCGGGATCATGAAGGTCACCCTGGGGCCAGGAGAGTCGCTCTCCTACGACGCTGAGGGATGGGAGCGGCGCAACGCCGCTGGGGTCCCGACGAGCGCCGCCAACCCCGGTCCCTCCGATGTGCAGACCTTCGCCAACACCGGCGACTGGACGAAGCCCACGACGTTCACCCCGAAGTTCGTCGTCGTGATGATCTGGGGTGCCGGTGGAGGTGGGGGTGCGGGCGCCTCACTGGCCTCGGCCACGGTCGCCAAGGGTGGCGGTGGAGGTGGTGGCGGCTGCTTCAAGCGCGAGACCTACCTCGCTGCTGATCTTCCCTCCACGGTGACGATCACCCTCGGCGCTCAGGGCGCTGCTGGTGCGCGTGGCGCTGCCGGTGCGGCTGGCGGTGACGGCGGTACCGGTGGCAACACGACGTTCGGCACCTACCTGACGGCCTATGGCGGCGGGGGCGGTCGTGGCGGGGCGATCTCCGCAGCCGTGACCGGTGGCGGTGGCGGGGGTGGCGGTCAGGCGGCTGGCTCGGTCGGCACGACCTCCGGTGGTGCGGGTGGACTTCCCACCGCAGCCTCCTCAGGCTGGTCTGTGCAGGGCGTGACCGGCGCCGTGGCGACGTCCACCGTCCAGAACGGCGAGTACGGCGGCGCTGGCGGCGGCGGGATCAACAACACGCCCACCGGTGGCGCGGTCGGCGGCTCCTCTCAGTGGGGCGGGGGTGGCGGAGGCACGGGTGGCTCGCACACCTCGGCCCCGATCACGGTCGCCGCAGGAGCGGGCGGTGCCTCGGGCACGGTCACCTCCGGTGGCGGTGGCACGGCCGGCACGGACGGCTCGAACACGGCTCCCGGTGGCGTGGGCGGCGACGGTGCTGCGGCCACGTCCGTCAAGGGCGGAGCAGGCGGTGGTGGGGGCGGTGGCACCTACCAGGCAGGCGCAGCTGGTGGCAATGGTGGCGCAGGCGGCCTCGGTGGCGGCGGAGGCGGTGGAGGTGGCGTGGGTATGAACGCTGGCCTCGGCGGCAACGGCGGTGCAGGCGGCAAGGGCTACGCGATCGTCTTCACGTACTAGATAGGGGGTCGCCATGAGGTTCGTTGGCGATCCGTCTCTCTATGTCGAGGGGCTGGCAGATCTCGCCGTCGAGGGTCTGCTCGACAGCACTGTCGGTCCCAGCGTCGTCACCACCACCTACACCGAGGACTACGCGCTCTACTTCAACCGATCGCTGCTGCTGTCGGATGCCGTGGGGCTGGGGGCCGGGGACCAGCCCTACTTCGACGACGTCATCTTCCTCACCCGGACCGCTGGCCCCAAGGCGGCTTCGGCTAACCAGAGTGTTGCGACCACCCAGACGGCCAGCGGGATCGTCAGCAGCTCGCGTGCGACCTCCTCGGCCACAATCACCCGCACCAACCTCTTCCCGAATCCTTCAGTTGAGGTGGGCACCACTGGGTTCTCGGGAGCCAATGCCTTTGAGCGGATAACTTCGTATCACCGATTCGGTGTGGCCGCGATGGCGTGCTACACGGTGCCGGGGCAGTCCGACACCAACATGCTCTATACGACGTCGGTCACCACGACTCAAACCGGCAACCACACCATCTCCGTCTACGTCTTCTGCGGTTCTGGTTCCCCGATGATCGGCAAGACCATCAGCCTCACAGTGGAGGGTGGCACGGCCACCGTTACCCCTGGGGCTTCCACGCCTGCCACCTTCGTTGCTGACACCTGGGTCCGCTCCTCGCTTGTGGTGAACGTGACGGGTAACGGGACGATCCTGAGCGTCGCGCGGCTGAGCGTCGCGCCCAGCTCGCTGCCTGATTACACCTCCATGGTCGTGGATGGGTGGCTGCTGGAGACAGGCAGCGAACTCCTTCCCTACTTCGACGGCTCCGTGATCGACTCGATCAACCCCGACTCCATCGCCTGGAATGGCACAGCGCACAACTCGTCGTCCACGGTCACATACCACCCCAGCGGCTATGCGATGTACGCGACGGCGGCCGAGGGCTCTGCTACCAAGAGCCCGACAGCCAGCCTCACGGTCACCCCAACTTCTGCTGCCACGCCGCAGCTGATGAGCAAGTCCACCGGGGCTACCCAGACTCTCTCGCCGGTTGGGGCTGCCTCAGGGACGGTTACCAGGGCCACGACAGCCGCGCTGACCGTTACTCCTACATCGGTAGCGGGGGCTACGAACTCGAGCAGCGTCTCTGCCGCGCTGACCGTTACTCCGGTGCTTACTGCGGCCCTTGGATCACGCGCCGTCAGCGGCTCTGCTGATCAAGCGATAGCCACTACTGGCAGCGGGACGCTGGGAGCCAACAGCAAGAGCGTTACGGCTTCCTGGACAGTCACCACCGTCACTACTGCAACACCTGCTGCTATCACGGATCAGGCCACCGCCGATCTGGTAGTCAATCCCGTTCTGGTTGCTGCAGGCGCCAAGTCAGTCAGTACAGGCGCTACAGGCATCACGATCACCACGACGGGTGCCGCTGCGCTGTCGGCCATCGTCGATACGGCTACAGCAGACCTTGTCGTCACGCCTATCGCACTGGCCGTTGGCACGTCGAACAAGAGCGCCACTGCCGCCCTAGTGGTCACTACGGCCACGACCGCCGTTCCGCTCCCCATCAGCGACAGCGCCACCGCTGACCTGAGCACCAGTCCCCTTACTGCCGCCGCTGCTCAGACGTTGTCCAAGAGTACGTCCGCTGTTCTGACTATCACGCCCGCTACAGCTGCCAGCGGGAGCCTCACCAAGGCCTCCACCGCTGCCCTAACCGTTACGCCGACCCCTGCAGCCAGCGCAAGCGCCCTCAAGTCAGCCACAGCTGCCTTCGACTTCGGCAGTGTGGGTGGTGGCGGCTCGTCCACTGTTCGTCCGGGCACATGGACGACAGGCGGGATGTGGGTCACTCCTCCGCCCAACCCCTCGCCCACCTGGTCCACTCCGGTCTACGGCCTGCTCGAGTTCTACGACGCGGGCTACGTGGACATGACGTTCGATACGACGTCCATCCCCGCCGACGCCACGATCACCTCGTGGAACATGTCGATCGCGATGAACGGCGACACTCTCGATGAGAGTGGCAACAGCACATACACCTGGACCCTGTACGAGGGGACGTCAACCTTCCGCGATGGTGGGAACAGCTCAGATGGCACCACCTTCACGGCCCACGCCCTCGTAGCGCCCGCGTCCTGGCGCAGCAGTTCGCTGACATATCGCCTTGCCATCAGCAATGACGACTATGACTTCCGTGAGGGCATCTACCTCAGCGAGCCCAAGATCGCTGTGGTCTACACGGCTGCTGGCTCGGGGATCAGTGGCGCGGGCAGTGGATTTGTCACGGACTACGGGACTGTGTCGGCGACGATCACCCCCACGGTGGTGGCGGCCGGTGTAGACACAGCGTTCCGGACCGCTTCACTGACCGTTGCCCCAACAGGGACGGCAGACGGTACGTCTGTTGCACCGGCCAAGTACGGGGACGCCGATCCGCTGCTGGTCACGGTGGCTACGACAGCAATGGGTACGGTGGCCAAGTCGGCCACGGCTGCGGGGACAGCATCGGTCGTAACGGACGCAGCAGGCACCAAGTCGATCAGTGGTACCGCCGCCACGGCCACCGTGTCCTTGGTGCCTGCTGCCTCGGGCACCGCGAGCAAGAGCGCGTCGGCCGATCAGCTCGTCACTACCAGCACCACGGTCGTCCCGCTGCCCATCACCGACAGTGCCAGCGCCAACCAGAGTGTTGTCACCGCTCAGGCGGCTGCGGGAACGGTCACCAAGAGCGCCAGCACCAGCCTGAGCGTCACTCCCAGCACGCAGGCAGCGGGCGCGGTCGCCAAGAGCGCCACGGCAACCTTGACGGTCACTCCGGTGACGCTGGCCAGCCTGGGGGCTAACTCCAGCGCAACCTCGGCTGCTTTCGTTGTCTCTACCGTTCCTGCTGCCTCGCTGGGTACGGTGAGCAAGAGCGGGACAGCTGACTTTGTCGTAACGACAACCTCCACGGCTGTCCCGCTTCCGATCGCCGATGTCGCCACGGCTGACGGGACTGTCACCGCCACCCCAGCAGCGTCCGGCAGTGTCAGCAAGGCCACCACAGCCAGCGTCACGGTCACTACCACCCCGCTGGCCGGCGCCTCCAATGCGTCCTCGACTACTGCTTCGCTGACGCTGACACCGATTACCACGGCATCTGGCGACTCGAACAAGGCCACAACGGCCAATCAGGTTGTCGCTACCACGCAGCTTGGAGCGCTGGGGGCCGACTCCAAGTCCACGACCGCTGTACTTGGAGTGACGACCTCCAGCACGGCCGTCCCCTTGCCGATCACTGACTCGGCCACCGCTGATCTGACCACCAGTCCTGAGACGCTTGCTGCGTTGGGGGTCGTCGAGAAGGCCTCGACTGCTGGGCTGGTGGTCAGTCCTTCTGTTAGCACAGGTGGTGTTGTCCAGGATCTGGCCTCCGCTGACCAGTCAGTGGCCGCCACGACTACGGCGGCGAGCACGGCGAGCAAGAGCGCCACCGCCTCCCTAGTGGTCACCACGACCTCCACAGCGCTGCCTGAGGACACCGGCAGCGCCGATCCCCTGACGGTCGCTGCGACCACAACGGCGGCTCTTGGGGTGGTCCTCAAGTCCTCCACGGCCTCCCTGAGCGTGACCACCAGCGCCTCAGCGGTGCCCCAGGAGATCACTGATGCGGCCACCGCTGATCTGGCTGTGTCAACGGCTCAGACGGCCAATGGATGGTCAAGCAAGAGCGCGACAGCCTCGTGGACCGTCGTCACCACCACCACCTCAAGGATCGAGGAGGCGGCAGCGGCAGACGGGGCGGTCACCACCCTCACCGCTGCCTCAGGCACGGTCAGCAAGTCCTCGACAGCCACCCAGAGTGTGTCCACCACGCCAGCTGCTGGGGGCACGAGGACCCAGTTCGCCACGGCTGCGGGGTACACCTACGCCACCGGCCAGGGCATTCCCTCGCCCATCACCGATGCCTCGGGCGCCGGGCTCTACACGATCCCGCTCACCCAGGCGACCGGCACGGTCAGCAAGAGCGCCTCAGCCGACGTCGTGGTGACCACACAGGCGCTCTCAGCAGCTCTGAAGTACGCCTACGCCACCGCTGCCCTGCTGGTGGCTCAGGAGTCCTCTGGGAGCTCTACACGGGAGGCTGTGGCCACCGCCGATCATTTGGCCGTCATCCTCACGGACGCTGGCTCCTGGTGTCTCAAGCTTGCCGAGGCGGGGCTCGAGGTCGATCCCATCCCCTGGGCTGATGGGTACAACCTCCAGACCTGGTACGCCGAGGCCCACCAGGTGGTCGAGGTGCTGGCGGCAGCGGCCGGCCGGATGAAGACACGCGAGCACTGGGGCTACCTGAGGCTCTAGCCAGCCCCGGGATACTGGACTAGGAGGAACGATGGCAACCGCGTACATGACCAAGTTCTTGGCCGCACCCGCTGCGGACGTGACGAGCTACGGCACGCTCTACAACACCGATGGCTCCCACACGGCGGTGATCTCCTCCCTCATCATCTGCAACACCTCAGCGTCCAACGTGCTGTTTCGGATCGGGATGGACACCACGGCAGGTACGCCCCTGGCGGCCAACGGGGAGTTCATCGCCTACGACGCCACTGTGGCGGCCAACGACACCATCACCATGGACATTGGCCTGACCATGGGCAACACCCTCTACCTGCGGTGCTCGGCAGCCTCCACAGCGGTCAACTTCATCGCCTCGGTGGCGGAGATCTCCTGATGCCTGTCGAGTCCCTGAGACAGTTCAGCCAGATCGATCCGGGTCTCGTCTACGTGACCAAGGCTGACTTCTCGGCGGTCGCGTCGGTGTCGGTGAATGGGTGCTTCACCAGTGCATACGAGAACTATCGACTGATCGTCTCGTATGTGGGCACCGCTGACCACGGCCTATTCACCCGGTTGCGGGCTTCATCGTCAGATAGGACTGGTGCCGCCTACAACTGCCAGCGGTTCATCGGTGATGGTGCAGTCGTCGCCTCCACGGCATCAGACGGGCAAACCGCCCTCACCTACATCGGGCTCGGCTACGACGCACTCAACGCCAACATCATCGACGTCTTTAAGCCTGCAGTCGCATCGTCGGCGACTTCGTTCGTGTCGTCGTGGTTCTGCAGCAACTACAACGCCATCGGGGGAAGCGGCGGCATCTACACGACCGCAGACGCGAACGATGGAATCACCTTGTACCCCCACCTCGGCACGATCACCGGCTCCCTCTACGTCTACGGCTATAGGAAGGCCTGATCATGGCTGACGTCATTGAAATCGACGCCGTCACAGGCGAGGTCATCCACCGGGACTTCACCGCCGAGGAGATCGCGCAGCGAAATGCTGATATGGCTGCAGCCGCGATCCAAGCCGCTGCCGACGCATTGACGTCAGGCAACAAGGCCACCATCGAATCGCGGGCCATGACAGCACTGACCACCAACCGGGACTTTCTTGCTCTTGCCTCGCCCACCAACGCTGAGGCGCTTGCGCAGATCAAGGCGCTGACGCATCAGAACGTGGCGATCATCCGCCTGCTGCTGGGCGCCCTGGAGGGCGTGGACTGATGCCCACCTCACGGATCCGTACCGACGCATCGTTCCATACCCTCAACCCCTCACAGGCGATCAGCGCCACGGGCGGGACGATCTCCACGTTCACTCAGAATGGGATTGACTACACCTGCCATACGTTCCTGACATCCGGCACGTTCACCGTGGCTGCGGGCACAGGATTGGTGGAGTACCTCGTTGTCGGCGGGGGCGGCGGTTCTTGTGGAGTGAACAACACCGGAGCAGGCGGGGGTGGTGCAGGTGGTTATCTGGCAGGAACCATCGCCGTAAGCCCCGGTTCCTACTCCATCGTCGTAGGCGCAGGCGGTGTTGCAGGCGGTGTCGGGAACACCGATGCGGGCAACGGCGGGTATTCATCGTTCGGGTACCTCACTGCTGCCGGTGGTGGTGGAAGTCTGGCTATTGCCCGTGGGCGTGACGGCGGGTCTGGTGCAGGCGGCGCCAACGGGACGTACCTACCAGGACTGGCTGTTGCGGGTAGTCAAGGAAACTCCGGAGCGCAGGGTGGATCGGGCATCACCACTGCTGGCGGCGGTGGTGGAGCCGGTGGAGCCGCGTCCGGTACCACAGGGGGAGCAGGACTGGCTAACTCCATTACCGGGGCGTCAGTCACCTATGCCGCAGGTGGTAACGGATCAACGGGGACGGTCAATGGAACAGCCAACACAGGAAACGGTGCAAGCGGAACCAACACTGCCAGTACGGCAGCAGGAGCGACTGGTGGCTCAGGCATCGTCATCATCCGCTACCCCAACAAGCCTCGCGCCGTCCCCACGTCAGCGATAGTCAGCGGGGCCAGCAATGCCACGTACACCAGCACCACTCCCGATGGATACCTGCAACTGCCAGGAACCAATGGCTCCTATGCGTCAGTCCCGGATGCGGCGGCACTGGACATCACCGGAGACATCGATATCCGCGTCAAAGTCGCTCTAGACACCTGGACTATCAGCGGACAGGGAAACCTTCTTGCCAAGAATGGAGCTTCAGGCAACTACTCCTACGGCATGCGACTGACAACTGCCAGCGAGATACGCATTTACTGGTCTCCTGACGGGACAACAGCAGGCACCTACATGCAATCGACTGTCAGTCTCCCAGCGCTAGCTGATGGCGCAGCTCTGTGGCTGCGGGCCACACTGGATGTGGACAACGGGTCGTCTCAAAGAGTCGCCAATTTCTACACCTCAAACGACGGTGCTACGTGGACGCAACTAGGTTCCACTGTCACGACGGCAGGTGCCACCAGCATCTACTCAGGAAACACTAATCTTGTCATCGGATCCATGTACGACGGAAACTATGCCACCGCTGGCAAGTTCTACCGTGCGCAGGTCTACAACGGCATCAACGGAACCATGGTCCTTGATGCTGATTTCTCTACCATGCCTACGGGCACCACTACCTCGTTTACTGCTAATACGGGGCAGACGGTGACGCTCACAGGATCACCAACTGTCGTGACAGGCACGAGAACCTACGACGTCTACACGTTCCTGTCCTCAGGCACGATCACGCTGGCTGCTGGTGGCATGGTGGACATGCTTGTCGTTGGCGGCGGGGGTGGTGGTGGCGGAACAGGCAACTACTACGCAGGTGGCGGTGGAGCGGGTGGAGTTCTTCTGACGTCTGGTTATCTGCCAGCCGGATCACTTACTGTCACTGTTGGAACGGGGGGCGGTGCGGGTTACGCAGATACCAACTCGTCAGGCAACGGCAAGGCAAGTTCTGTTGGCCTCTACGCCGCTCCCGGCGGTGGCGGGTGCAGTGCAGTCAACGCGGCCAACGCCGCAGGTAACAATGGTGGATCTGGCGGTGGCGGGAAGGCGACAGCCGGTACCGGTGGAGCAGGTACGCCGGGGTTCGGAAACAACGGTGGTGTCGGTAATGGAAGCAGCAGCGGCTCTGGTGGCGGTGGCGGTGGGGCCGGTGCAGTAGGTGCTGACGGAACCACCGGAGTGGGCGGTGCAGGCGGTGTCGGTATCGCGTCCACCATCCGCGACGGTTCCACGGTCGTCTACTACGGCGGCGGTGGTGGTGGCTCGTCCACTACTGGTGGCTCGGGTGGCAATGGCGGCGGTGGAGCAGGAGCGTCAGGAACTGCTACCGGAACAGCTGGTACGGCCAACACAGGCGGTGGTGGCGGTGGCGGAAACGGCACTGGCGGAGTCGGCGGGTCAGGCATCGTCGTCATCCGCGTCCCACGAGCCACCCCTGTTGCGGGTCAGGTCGTAGCCTCAGGCGGGACAGAGTCCACCTACACCGGCAATGGCACCAACGGCCTCAATGGGCAGAATTACAAGGTCCACACCTTCACCAGCGGGGGTTCCCTCGTCGTGAGCAACGCGGGCATGGTGGACGTACTGATCGTCGGTGGGGGCGGCGCAGGAGGAACGACGAGCAGTACCGGCGCTTCCAGTTACCGTGGCGGTGGTGGTGGAGCAGGCGGCGTTGTCACGCAGTCGATGTATATCCCTGCCGGAACTCACACTGTGACAGTAGGTGCGGGAGGCGCGGGGGCAGCAGTCGCCTACAGCGTCTACACCGGAGGGGATAGCGCACTCGGAACACTGGTCACTGCTGCTGGTGGCGGCAGCGGCGGCGGGGTGAATGTCTACGACATGCTCGCGGAGAAGGGCGGCAGTGGCGGAGGTTCTCCAGACTCCACGTCGTACCCGACTGTCGTAGGGCAGGGAATACTCAATCAGGGAAACCGTGGCGGATACGCGACAGGAACTATCTCCACCAACGCAGGTGGTGGTGGGGGTGCCGGGGCGGTTGGTTCGGATGGAGTGAGCGGTTCCGCAGGCGGTGCCGGTGGCGCGGGCATCACGTCCTACATCACAGGGTCGTCTGTTGCGTACGGCGGTGGTGGTGGAGGAAGCGGCAATGCCGGTGGCGCAGGCGGTAACGGCGGTGGTGGTGCAGGTGCAGCAAGTGGTACTGCTACTAGTGGAACCGCCAACACAGGTGGTGGCGGTGGTGGGACATACAACGGCGCTACCTCTGGCAACGGTGGCAGTGGCATCGTCATCGTGAGATACCCCATTACCTAGATGACGCTACAGGGAGAATAGGAACATGATGAGTCGGGGCGTGGAACTGCCATGGGAGATCTATGGCAGGAGGATCCGCCCCTTCTCGTTCGCTCTGATGTGCGTGACCTTCGTGGTGGGGCTGCAGTACCTCGCGCTGGGCAAGGGGCCGGGCGTCCCCTTGGCGGACACGCTGGAGGGTCTGCTGGCCTTCTCCGCAGCTGGCCTGCTTACCCTGGGCTGGCTGCACAAGAACGATGACATCCATGACTGGGGACTGCTGCTGGCGGCCGGCGTGTGGGGCGGGCGAGCAGTCCTGTATGCCCTAGAGCAGGGCGGCACAGCCCTGAGCATCTACTTCTCCCTTGGCTGGTTCATGGCGGCCATGGGGGCCTACCTCTTGGAGCGGTACGACCACAAATGGCGCTACCACCTTGTAGCGCGGAATGAGTGACAGTACGTGGGGCATGATCGTCACCTTCCTGATCATCGCCGGGACACGCGTCCTTGACGCCTTTCTGCCTGAGGGCTACATGATCCGATGGGTGAACAAGTACTTGCGCAAGAAGCCCAAGGACACGCCCAAGGACTCTGAGCAGGACTCCTGAGTCCACAGTGGTCTAAGGTGCCCCCAGGATGAGCATCGTCTGGGGGTTTGATCTTGGAGTCAGGAGCCTCTACGCCGCCCGCCTCGATGGCGGCGGACTTGACCTCTTCTCCCGCAAGCTCGTCATCCACAAGCAGGACCGCTGGGAGGAGCTCTACGCCCTCGCCCAGTGGATCAAGTCCCTCGGAGTTGATGGCCCTAGCTTCATCGAGGAACCACCCCTCGCGGGTGCGCGGAACCTGCAGACCTTCCTACACCTGGCACAGGTATCTGGGGTGGTCAGCGCCGCAGCACGACCGTCCATTCTCGTCCCTGTCTCGAGCTGGAAGCTGGGGACGGTAGGCCGTGGCAATGCGAGCAAGGACCAGGTTGCCGACTGGCTGCGTGCTCGTCATGCCCCGTGGTACGCCCTGTGCGGAGGGGACCAGAACTTCATCGACGCCACCTGCATCGGGATCTACGGCCTGGGTGCGAGCGGACCTAGTGCCCAGCGACCCGTGGGTGCCCACGCCCACTGAGGTCCGGGACTACAAATGGGCGCTGTTCCCTGAATGGCATGCTTCCGCTCTTTGCCGCACGATCGATAAGCCCGATGAGGTGTTCTTCGGGGAGCGGGACGACTCCCACAAGACCTCCCTCACGGTGATCCAGATCCGTGAGGTCAAGAGCTTCTGCCGGCAATGCCCGGTCTTCCAGGACTGCCTCGAGCACGCCCTGACCACACCGGAGCGTCATGGGATCTGGGCGGGGACCTCCAAGAGGACCCGGCTGCGGATCCTTGCCCTCGTAGACTTGGGGGAAGTGACCATCACCGAGGTCATCGACGACTACCTCGCGGGGAGGGAACGCAAGTATGAGTCCATCCGCCGCTAGCAAGTCCCGGGCCAAGGTCAAGGACATGGAGCTCGTCCTGCCCCGTGAGGATGGGATCCGGGGATCGACCATCGACGACCCGGGCTACCGGGCCTACCAGCTCCACCTGCAGGGCAAGGACTGGGAGACAGTCGCCAAGGAGACGGGGTACCAAGACGGGTACGTCGCCCAGGTGGACGTGCGGAAGTACATCCACCGTGCCGCCCTCGAGATGGACCGAGCCAACAAGCTCGAGGTCATCGGGATCGAACTGGCGCGACTGGACGCCCTGCAGAACGCCGTGTGGGATGACGCCATGGAGGGGGACACCAAGGCCGTCGATGCCGTGCTCAAGGTAATGAGCCATCGGGCCAAGCTCCTGGGGCTCGAGGTCATCGCCGCGGGGGCAAGCGAACTGCAGCAGGCCAAGACAGTGATCATCCAAGGGAACTCCGAGGAGTACATCAAGGCGCTGACCTTGGTTGAGTCTGATGCCTAGAGACAAGGATGATAGGCCCGTTGATAATCTGGGGTTTATCAGACTAGGGTCTGGGTGGGTGCCACTGGAATGGGTGGTGATGATCAAGTGCCTCAACCCCCAGGGGCAGGTGCAGTACCGCGAGCTGACCTCCAAGACGCTTCATCCGGTGGAGGCCTTGGGGATGCTCACCACCATGGGGGACACGATGCGGAACAGGTTGATGCGGGATGCCCATAACTACCGGGCGGACGAGTGATCACCAAGGTCTGCGAGCACTGCGAGGCGTTGATCGCCGTCGAGGACTGGTACTTCCACCAGCAGGCCCACATTCCTCACTTCAAGCAGATGCACCTCGACTGGTGCCAGGACGCCACCTGCCATTGGCGGGACTACACCCCTAGAGAGGACTGACATGCCCACGCCAGACCTGTACCACCGCTTTCAGTACCACCCGCCGTCAACAGACCTCGTGAAGACGAACCACGAGACCATCCGGGCCGAGTGCTACCGCCTTGCCCTCATCCTCGACGCCCTGCCCGATGGGCGGGAGAAGAGCCTTGCCCTGACCAAGTTGGAAGAGGCCATGTTTTTCGCGAATGCAGCCATCGCAAGGAACCAGTAATGCCACTCAACCTGACCGCTGAGCAGCGGATTGCCAAGAGCATCGTCACTGACGAGACAGGATGCTGGATCTGGCAGCGGGAGATCAATCCTGCTGGGTACGGCTGCATCAGGCTCAATAAGAAGCGTTGGCTCGTCCACAGGCTGACCTACACCCTGTTCGTGGGGGAGATCCCCGAGGGGATGGACATCGACCACCTGTGTCGCGTGAGGGACTGTTGCAACCCGAGCCACCTTGAGCCTGTGGACAGGAAGACCAACCTCATGCGCGGGGAACACCCCAATATGCAGGCACATCGTGAGGGGCGCTGCGCTCGTGGGCATGTGGTCAATCCAGATACAGCCTCGCCTAGGAGCGATGGCAGGCTCAAGTGCAGGGAATGCACCAATGCACGCGCCCGCGAGCGTAGGGCCAACGCCGCCATTGCGAGGAACCAGTGACGTTCTCAGAGGCACTGGAGATCATCAAGCAAGGTGGAGTGGTCACCCGTGAGGGGTGGAACGGCAAGGGCATGTGGATCGCCCTGATGACCACCGAGGTGAGTCTGGACATGGGACGCCCCTACATCTTCATGAAGACCATTGACGACCAACTAGTTCCATGGGTGGCGTCCCAGACCGACCTGCTCGCGGAGGACTGGAAATGATCAAGGAGACCTGCTCGTGCGGGGCAACCATCGAGATCCAGTCCCATGGTGGCGAGCGGGAGATCGTGGAGGAGTGGCGCAAGAGCCACCAGCACATTCCCACCAAGCCCGACTTCACCTCTGATCTGCCCAGAGACTGGCGCACCGACCCCATCCAGCCCTATCGCTCAGGCATGGTGGGGACGTACGACAAGGACTTCTTCACCCTCAACGAGGACTACGTCTACAACGGTGAGGGTGAGCCCGTGTGGATTGGTTCCCGTCTACCCCCGACGTTCTGGGAGGACTGGGCGCGGCACTGGACCAAGCCTGTGGATCGAGGGAACGGTGGACGCACCACCGCCCACATCACGATGCCCACTAGGCCTGCGTGACGCCGCTGAGAGACTGGTCCTAGCCGGCAGGGTGAGGTGGGCATAGCCCTGTCGGCCTGACTTAGGAGGACAGATGCAGGACGCATTCGGAGTAGTTCACACAGTGAGCAAGGGGATCGAGACGCTCAGCAGGTACGTCCCCAAGACCACGGGGAAGTCTGCACGCCTGCTTCTGCGCAAGAATCCAGCTGGCTCTCCCCTCACAAGGACTCAGCAGAATGTGTCCGCAGCTAATGCCGACAACGCTGTCAAGGGTCTCCAGATGAAGCATTGGACCCGTTCCCAGCGCAAGGCCAACCTCCAGCAGGCGCGAGTGAGAGTCCTCGGCTGATGAAGCTCTCGCTCAGGCCCCTGAAGGCGTTGGGGGAAGGTCCAGGGGCAGCCAAGACTCCTGGCGCTGTCCTGCCCGCCTTCAAGAAGCCTGCTGCGCCATACAAGGGCTTCGTCCAGTACGACCCGGGGCTGGCTGCCCAGAGGCAGCGCGGGGCCATGAAAGCCACCTTCGGCAAGCGCCTGCGGGTCACTGACCAGCAGCTCAAGGAGGCTGCTGCCGTCACGGGAGGCCTAGCCACCGGCACAGGACTGGCAGCGACGGCCTACGAGCTCCATGAGCACGTCAAAGTGCAGCGGAGGCATGGGAAGACCACTCTGGTCCGCAAGGGGCTCACGGATAGCCCCACGACCCGGGAAGACAGCATCAGGGCGCACCTATGACCGATCTCAACGTCGTTGCCAAGGTCTCTCGGGGTCAACTGGGCCTGAGCGACCTCAATGTCAACGATCACTCCTCCTATGTGCTGGCCGGCAACATGGCCTTCGGGGGAGCAGTCCAGTGGGCCCGCAAGCAGCTCGAGGTGCCCTGGGTGGATGGACAGGTCACGGTAGAGCGGCATCGACAGAACGTCACCGAGCCCCTGAGCTTCTATGTGGCCGGGCCTGACCTTGCCACGCTGGACACACGCCTGGGGACGCTCATCGCCGCCTTCCACCAGGACAGGTTCACCTTTCAGCTCGTTGTTGGGGGTGCCAACCATGCGTGGGACTGTGAGGCGGCCGACATCCAGCAGGTGCTCTACGACACTGTCCACGTCCACAACAAGTACGTCACCGTGACCTTCTCGGTGCCGCATAAGCCGATACCCCTAGCCGGGGCGTTCTAGGAGAGATCATGGGAAAGCTCAGCGACGACTACGTGGACATCCTGCTCGACATGGCCTTCTCCAAGGCGGCCAATGGCTTCCCTGCCTCGTACTACGTGGGGCTGTCGAGCACCCTGCCCACCAACATCGGGGGCAACATCACCGAGCCCACGGGCAATGGCTATGCGCGGGTGGAGGTAGTCAACAGCAATGCGGAGTGGGGACCAGCATCTGCTCGAGCCACCTCCAACATCAACACCATCACCTTCCCCGCAGCCACGCCCTCAGGCTGGGGGACGATGACCCACTTCATCCTCATGGACTCTCTCACCTCCGGCTCCATGGTGGGCTGGGGAGCCTTGACCACTCCGCTGAGCGTGGGGCTGGGGACCATCCCGACCTTCGACCCCGGAACGCTGGTCATTAACGCCCCTGGGACGTAGCCCATGCCCACGATCGACTTTGAGTCTTCGGGCGATCTGGATCGGGTGACGCTGACCTCTGGCCCAGGAACGGTAGCCCTGTCCACGGACGACACGTTCTCTGGGACGCAGTCCTTGAAGTTGAACGCCGTGTACTCGTCAGTGGTCACGTTCGACTTCAGCGGAATGGTCCCCGTAGGCCCCGTCACCATCTCCATGTGGGTGCGGATGGACGGGGGCGCCGGCACGGGCTCGTTCTATCCCATGATGTCCACGGGGTCGTACATCGAGTACATCAACTGGTACGCCCCTACTGGGGGCAATGCGGACGACGCCCTCCGCTTCGTCGGGGCACAGTGGTACCGCGCATCCTTTACGACCTTCTGCAGTGACCCCTTGGCTTTTACTGTGGATGTGCGGATGGTTGCCCCTGATCCCGGGACTGGATACATCCACATCGACGACATCTCGGTGGAGGCCTATTCCGTCCCCATCACCCTTGACCCTGACGTGGGGAACGTGATCCCCGGGGTGCGGACCACGGCTCACGCGCACACGGGCACGCACTCCATCGCCATGATCAACAGCCAGAACTCCCAGATCATCTCCGACCTGTGGCCGGGCTACGAGATGACTATCAGTGCGTGGGTCTACTGCGAGGCAGGGGCCACAGCGTTCATCCGGAGCAACTACGCCCGGCATGTCCTATCCACCCAGTCCGCCACCACAGGGGCGTGGGAGCACCTCGAGCTGCACATTTCCCTGCACTGGACGCGCACCTTCGACGTCAACCCCGACCTCTATGCGACCTCCACAGGCGGGGCCAAGGCCTACTGGGACGACATCACCATCACCTGCTCGGGCAGCTATGACGGGGTGCCGCTGGCAGATGACCTAGAGAGCTACTCCGTAGGGGCCGACGTCAACTCGTCTGGGGTGTCCGATCGCTGGTATACCAACTCCCGTGCCAGCGTGGACCCCACAGCACTGGTGTCCGACACCCATGCGCACTCGGGCATGCATTCGCTGGAGATCACCCTCCCGCCCAATGAGGGGTACACGGCGCTGTGGGACTTCCCCTCGGTGATCGCCTACCCCAACTGGACGATCAACTTCGACGCTCCCTCCACCAATGACGTGTGGGTGTACGTCCCCTCTGGTCAGCCCGCTGCTGTCCTCGCCCTCTATAACGAGGACACCGAGGAGCTGGTGGAGGCAGCGACCAGCACGGTCTACGACGCCTGGGAGAAGCTGACCGTCCATCAGCCGGTCAACCTGTACGTCACCTGGAACGAGCTGTGGCTGTACTCCTCGGATCTGACCACGGGGTCGCACTTCTGGGTGGACGACGTGTTCGTTGCTCAGCCTGTCCCCGAACTCCCGGGCATCCAGGTCTCACTCGACCTCGCGGGCGATGTCTATGGGGCCGGGCCGGTCTGGGATGAGGGCAGGATCGACCAGGACGTGGTACCTGTGGCCACGCTGGGTGGCACGCAGGAGGTCGTCTGGACAGGTTCAGACGTCGGCGCCATCACCATCGACACCACGCCGCCCTTCCCCGGCTATACCGGAGTGGGTGTTCACCATGTCGCCGCGGCGGGATCCACGACCTTTCCCTATGTAGAGCGCACCTTTGTAGGGCTGAGTCCGGGGTACTACGACTTCACCGTCTACTTCACCAAGAGCTGGGCGGGGTACGAGAACTTCCGCTTCCGGGCCAACGACGAGTCCAAGCCCTACGACCTTGGTCACACCAATGTCGGGGACTGGGTGACGGCGACCTTCCGCGCCTATTGCTACCACTCCTCGATCGACCTGCGGATCGAGCTGCCCACGTCCTTCAGCGGGGCCAAGGGCATTGAGTTCTTCTGCATCGACCCGATAGAGCGCACTCTTGAGCCCCTGCCCTCGCAGGGTGCAGTGGACACACTCACCTACCCCTTTGGGATCAGCGGCTGGCTCGAGACCTCAGGCGGCACGCTGGGGGTGGCCAGTCCTGATCACTGGACGCTCACCTCAGGCAGTTCCTACGCCACGCGGATGCACCAGGACGTCGGCGCTCTGCTGCCCGTCAAGACGGGCGTGCGCTACCGACTGACCGTGGAGGCCATGTTCGTGGGTAGCGGGCAGGCCATGCTCGAGCACCGACCGTGGATCGACTCCCCCTCCGGCAGCACGAACGCCTCTGCCGTCGTCTCGGTCTATGGCGCCTACCCCTCCACGGGGCAGTGGGAGACCCTCTCCTTGGACCTCAGTCAGGACTGGACACCGATCTCCACCCGCATTGTCTGGGGCATCCAGGGAGACGGCACGGGCTACTTCCGGAACTTCCGCTACGAGGCCGTTACCGACGCCCGCCCTGCTGCATGGACGCACGACTTCGAGCGCTATCCGACTGATGCCACCATCGGCAACTCGTTCCTGCCCTTCGTGTCGCAGCAGAGTAATGGAGGGAGCGCCTACGCCGATGCCAAGACCGCGTACTGGTCTCCGCCGCGCGTGGAGTGGGTGCCGGGAGCACCCACGGACTACCGCGTGCTGATGGTCAACCTGCGCGAGGGTGGCGGCAACGCCTCCATGGTGATCAAGACGGGCGGCTGCTGGGCCTACGACGAGCTGGACGTCACCTGTGGGATGTGGGTCCTCGTGGATAACGCGAACCCTGTTCGTCTGGAGGTGTGGAACGTGACGGGCAACAGCACGCACGATGTCCTCGCCTACGGCGCGTGGAGCACACTGCAGAACGCGTGGGACTACGTCGAGATGACCGCGCCCTGGAGTGCGGTCAAGCAAGCAGGGCAGCAGGACCTGTTCCGCCTCGTTCACCAGAACAACGAGACCCGCACCGTCTACGTCAACGACGTCACCATCACTCAGCCTGCCTTTCCCCAGCAGTTCGCCAGCTTGGACATGAACCTCCTTGCTGAGGGCTATCTGCAGGGCGGGGTCAAGCCCCTCGAGGGAGCGCTCAGCGTGGATGTCGATCCCTTCTGCACGGTGGGAGCTGCGCACCTCAGCGGGGCCATGAGCCTGGACACGCAGCTGAGCGGAGGAGGGCGTGGACGCCTGCGTCTGCCTCCACGTCCTGCGCCGGCGCCTCCTGAGACAGCAGGGAACTTCCCCATGCCCCAGAGCGGCGGGCTCACGGTGAGGGCGCTGGCTGGTAAGACGGTGACCATGGACACCCCGGTGATCGTCAATGGGCGGCCGACATGACGTGGGGCTACAGCGAGGCCACCGGCGAGTACGGCATCTTCGCGGTGTGGGTGTGGGACTCGTGGGTGGAGGCTGAAGGGACCAACGTCGGCGTGCCCATCGACACGGACGTGACCTTCTTCCGCGATATCCCTGTGCAGATCCTCTCGCTGGACTATGCCGATCCCTTTGGGCCTACCACCGCGACGCTGTCCTTCCCGCAGATCACCGGGTTCGACTCCAAGGCCTCCATCCCCTGGCTCAAGCCCTTCACCAACGTGGATGTCTACTACCTGCCCTGCACGGCTACGTCGTGGCATGCGGGTGAGAGCACCGTGCTCAACCCCTTGGACAACTCCTCGCGGCTGTATGTGCACGAGTACGACCAGACGGGCACGCGCATCCTGCCTATCTGGGAGGGGTTCATCAACAACATCGACCCCACTCCCACCGACACCCAGATCGGCTGTCAGGGGGCGCTGTACCAGCTCGACCACTTCTACTCCAAGCCCCTCAATCCCCTGAGGCCCAAGCGGGTGGAGGAGCTCATCGCGCGCTACTTCGATCCTGCGCGACGGGGGATCTGGACCAAGCCGCTGATTGTTGATCGGGATCGGTTCACCCGTACGTACACCCAGTGGGATCACGACCGCCTGTACGCCCAGGGCGGAGCACGCTTCACCCCCACCTCGAGCGACAACGACATCTGGCTCATCCCCCTGACGGGCTCGGACGACCACGAGATGCACAAGTTCACCCCGTGGACGACGTGGCTGACTCGCTCCACGGGAACGTGGGACAAGGCCCTGACCGGCTACATCCAGTCACAGCTGGCGACCATGTACGCGATGCCCGACTCCGCCCTGCGCACCGGCGAGCCCTCCTCGGGCACGGACATCACCAATGGCGACCAGTGGACGATCACCTGCGATCCCGGTCGGCAGCCGCGGCTGTACCTGAGGCGGCAGTCTGACCCGCCCACGCTGGTTGCCTCCTATGGAGGGCTGGGGGTGGATGCCCGGCTCACCGAGGACGGCGGGCTGTCCTACAACGTTGTCTTCGCCCAGGGGACTGGACCCGATGGGATCAGCTGGAACGGCATGCTGCCTCTAGGGGACGCGGCCTACCTCACCTGGGAGCCGGTGTGGCCGCTGCCGGCCGATGACAGCCTCTACGTAGGGTGGGAGCGGAACAACAACCTGCTGGAGAACTACGACGGCTACGCGGCCTACCGGGACCGCTCCGAGGGCAATCAGGTCATCGAGCGCTACATCGCCGACTTCCCTAGTGGGATCGGCCCGGACGAGGGCCTGCAGATCGCTCGCATGTGGGCCGAGCGTGATGCCGAGCCGGGCTGGTCGGGGTCAATCACCCTGAGCGTGGACCTCAAGACCCCTGAGGGCGGAGTGGTCTCCAAGTGGGACATCCAGCCCGGGGATGTCCTCCATCTCGCCGGGTTCCAAGGCGAACTGAACGTCGTGCAGGGGATCAACAAGTTCCACGTCTCGCAGGTCACCAAGAGCCCGCAGGACGGCACCGTCACCCTCACTGTGGACACTAAGTACCGCGACCTGCTGACGATCGAGCATGCCATCGCCTCAGGCAAGGACACCCTCAGCGTGGTGCGGGCCAACCGCACGGGGCAGATGATGAACCAGATCCAGGACATCGCTGCCCCGTGGAGCGCCAACCATGGCGCGGGAGTGATGCCCACCTCGAGTCACAAGAGTTGGATCAAGTCCGAGGTCTTCCCCTACACCGACTTCACCACCACTGTGGGGAATCGCCCCAAGGACCTGTTCCGTCGCCCCTTCCGCGACGATGGGCAGGGTTTCTCACACAGCGAGAGCTGGGCTTCGACCAATCCACGCAAGCGCGTGGTCAAGATGATCGAGACTCCGCGCAAGGCGGATCAGCCCGACAAGGTTCTCTCCCTGCAGAACACCCTCAACGGGAGCGACCTGTCCAAGGGGTTGTACGTGCCCGTCCAGGCAGGAGCGGCGGACAAGACCCGCAGGTGGGCCTTCTTCCCCCTTCTACTCGCCAGCGCGGGGAGCATCTACCGCACGGAGTTCGCCTGCTACGACAAGAACGGCGCTCTAGCCCCAGTGGAGTACTCGGTGACGATGTACTCCGCCGACGTGGACCAGAGCAGTATGCCCATGGACCTCTACAACGATCCCGAGGGCACCTTCTCCGCGCTATGGGACGGGGCATTTGAGAAGGTGCGCCGGAGCGGTCAGCCGTGGCCGGAGACCGAGGCGGCCTGGCACTGGGGCAATGACACCCAGCAGATCGGCTGGGGCACCTTTGATCGCCCTTGTGGGTACTCCCCGGGCACTAAGGACTTTGCCAACGTGGCACCCACCGGGATGATGGTGGACGGGGCTACGTGGGAGTTCTCCATGAACGACAACACGGACTGGAGCACGATCTACCGCACGGCCCCGGGGGATGTGGGCTACACACCCCCAACACCCACGGCGCTCAGCTACTGGGTGGCGGTCTACGTGCAGATCCCCGGTAAGGAAGCGCAGGGCGTGGGTGATCCTGAGGACGCCACTGGCCTCAACTGGGTCTACTTCCGAGGGCGGTGCTTCCGGGCAGTGAACATCGGGTCGGGTTCATGAGCTGGCGCTTCGGCGATCCCATTGCCAACTTCGGAACCTACGACGTCACCATCGGGGTGAACATCAACGCCTCGGACTCCCCGCTGAGGTCCATGGGCGACAACGTCGCCCTTGACCACGACACCCAGGCAGCCCTGGGCATGGGCGCGGTGCTGACCTCGGGAAACACGCTCTACCAGATTAGGTCTGCCTCCTCCCCGGATGGCGCCTACGCGACCATGGGGCCTTCTCTGGTCAACTATGCCTTCGAGGGGATGTTCTGGGAGAACGCTCCTTCAGCTGACCCCAATGCGTGGACAGGCTTCCCTGCAACGGACATCGTCGCTGTGCAGTGGGGATATATCGGCTGGAAGCCCTACTGGTTCGACGACTATCCCAGTGGGGACAAGCGCTACATCATCTACGGACAGCGGCAATCGACCTACACCGATCAGCGTGGGGACTCGTACAGCGCGCGCGAGTACATCATCGAGCCCAACACGGTGAACATCACCACGTGGGACGAGCCCCTGACGGTGATGTTTCATTCGCCCCTGACGCCCTACGAGCCGTGCAGCGCAGCAGGCGGCATCCTCTACCTCACGCCAGCCATCATGGCAGGGCAGTACCCGCACTACAGCGACTGGACGTTCGACAACACCGGCCGGATGAGCGAGGGGATGCTGCCCGGAGTCGGGATGTCCGGACGCATCGAGCTGCTATCCCACACCGGCATGGTGCTCAAGAGCATGGACATCCCTTGGACTGTCCTATCCGGCGCTAGCGAGACGAACGACACTATCCAGGACCTCACGGGCGATTACGAGATGACGTGGACCCGGACCGGGTTCCTCCTCGACAGCAATGGCGGGAAAGGCACGACAGAGTTCTGGTTCAGCGACAAGTCGGGTGCAAACACCATCGGTGGAGTCCGCTACACCCTTGATCCGGGGGTTGGGGGACGTCCTCCCTACAGCCTGAACCTGACCACCCTGCAGCTGACTGTCAAAGCGCACGAGCGTGTCCCCGAGACATGGCCCACTGGAGAGGGGCCGATTCCTCCCTGCAAGGAGACCGAGGTCGGCCCCTTCGACCTGCGCTACGGCACGCCCATCCCGTTGGGAGCGATAGCCGAGGACAAGTCCGTCTGGTATGACAGTGGCTACATCAGGCTGGCCCAGTCCTTCGCCAATGCCCTGACCGAGACTGCCTTCGTGGACGGAGCCACGTCAGTCACATCCGACCTCTTTAGGTCAGCTCACGCCAATGGGATCGTCGCCTACCTGACGGGATCACACGAATGACGTGGGACGGATGGCACCTGACCATCATCAAGAACGGTTCGCCATGGACGGTGACCACGCACGACTTCACCAGCGGCGGCCCGCTACAACTAGCCAATGCGCAGATGGTTGTCAGTGCCGATGGGTTGGAGGTCTTGGTAGCAGATACCGTGGTCAATCCCTACATCTACGCCTATTCGACTGTCACGGGCGCAGAGGTCTGGAGCCATGCGGTCTACTCCGTCGAGCCTGAGGTGCGGGCAGGAGTGCTAATCGGCTCCCCCCGCGCAGGCAGGTACCTGTGGCAGGACACGACCTACCAGAGACATTCGCAGAGCGTCCTGTGGCATCCGGGCGGCAACTTCGATGACTTCGGCTTTCCGCCAGACCAGTACCCCATCCAAGAGGTGATGATCTACTTCACCGGAAGTTGGACCGAGCGGAACGATTATCCCTACACGCCGTCAGCGAACTTCCAGAATGGCGTCACGGCCTATCCCAGTTGGGACGTTGAGCAGACGACCAACTACTACTATCCGGGCACTTCGCACGGCAACCTAGGCCTGAACCCCAACCACGTCGGTTACAGCCCTGATGTGTGGGAACAGACAGTGTGGTGGGACAACTCCTTCGCTACTCCCCCGCAAACAGGAAACACCTGCTCGTTTGCCATCACGGGCAGCTACGGGCAGTACTGGGACATCCATAGCGCGTATATGGGCATCTCCTACTACCCCACCGGAACAGCCAGCGGGCTTATCGAACTGCGTGATACTGCGGGGACGGTCCTATCCACCATCGAGTCGCCGGGCGGCGAGACCTGGGTGCCCCTGAAGAAGGACGTCTTGGCCTACATCCGGCACACTGATCAGACGGGAGGAGGGATGCCGGCATGAGCGTGAGCTTGTTCTACCGCGCGCTGCTGGTCAGCAACCAGGACGCCATGGAATGGGCAGGACCTGAAGCCACCATTGTCACCAACTGGCCCGAGGACACGGAGTTGTGGGGCATCCGCGTGGACAGTTGGAAGGGGCAGGTCGTGGTCGTGCCTGCCATGAAGCCCGTAGATGCGCCGGCCGGATGACTTACACCGTCTACTGGATCAACCCTGTCGCTGAGGTCCATGTCGCATCGGAGCCCAGCAGCGGAAACTTTTACGTCACTGAGGGTGTGTCCATGGCGGGCTGGGGCGCCACCCACGTCTGGGAGGGCTTCTGGGAGTTCGGCAGCCCGAACCCCGGCGTCACTCGGCTGTGGCGGTGCCAAAAGGCCACTGTCTCCTACCTGCGGATGTCCCAGCGCAATGACGCCCAGGGCTACACCCAGCCGCACGCGCGCATGCAGCTGAACGAAAACCGCTCCTCTGCGGCTACCACGGGGATGCGGATCTTCGGTCTGGGTGGCAACGCCAGCGACCCGCCTGCTGTGTAGACAGGTCGAGGAGACTGGGACAGAGAGGAGCACGCATGGACGCCTTCAAGGTTTGGCTCGCCTCCACCCCGCTCGGATCAGCGCTCAAGGTCCTGCTCGCAGGGTTGTTCGCTGCCGCGATGCTGACGTGGACCAACGAAGGAGCGATCTCCTTCGACCACTGGCAGACCTGGCTCATCGGGGCCTTGGCGATCGCCGTCCCACCCGTGATCAACTGGCTCAACCCGGCCGACACCCGTTATGGCCGCGGCAAGGCAGCAGCAGATGCCTGAACAACTGGAACTGCCCTTCGATGAAGAGGAGGAGTGACATGCCCACGTCGCTCAATGGCTGGACCGTACTAACCAACACCTCGACCATGCTCAAGGTCGGGCTGGTCCCCAAGACCACCCGCAAGATCCGGATGCAGCGGGAGATCCTGCCGTTGTTCCTTGCCCTCGCGTTCGACTACGACGAGTGGATCGCCCCCATCGACCAGGGGCCGCTGGACGACGCCGGCTATGCCTATCGCAAGGCGAACGCTGCCAATGGCTGGAGCAACCACGCCTCCGGGACGGCCCTGGACATCAACTGGACCAAGGAGGGCGCGCAGAAGGCCACCAATCGCACCTTCTGGGCCAAGAACGATATCCGCCTGCGCGTCTCCCAGCTCAAGCGGATCTACCACGTCCTGGACTGGGGCGGTGACTGGTCCAAGGCCTACTGGGATCCGATGCACTGGGAGATCGCCCCAGGCGTGAGCAAGTGGCACGTCGCCCAGCAGATCCACTTCCTGGGCATCGATGCCAAGGGCGTGCGGCACAACAACTGGGACGGCGTCCCGCTGGAGCATCCTCGAGGAGCGTGATGAAGACCATCAAGGCGGGCACCGAGGTCAAGGTGCATCTGGACATGGGCTACGGCGACGTGGTCAAGCACGGCATCGTGACCTCGGTGGTCTCCCCGGGCGTGGTGATGGCTCGTATCGGGCACACGACGCCCGTACGCTCACGAGGGACGGGCAGGACGGTCATCGTGCCGTCCTCCCACACGCACACGCTGGTGACCCCTGTGAGCGCCGCTGAGGGGGATGTGACGTGATCGTTTCCCGTGAAACCAAGGGCTGATGGCCTTCGTCCTCGGACGGCTGCCGGAGAACGACGACGAGCTGGCCGCCGTCGTCACTGCCATGTGGGGCGTCACCATCCCCCGGCACACCTGCGGCAATCCTGACCACACCCCGCCCTTCCAGGCCTTCGCGGACGCGTACTTCAACCGCGGGGGAACGATCACCTTGTGGCACGGCTCCCGAGGCCTGTCGGGCAAGTCCTTCATGCTGTCCATCCTCGGGATCACCAAGGCCTTCCTACTGGGGTGCGACGTCAACCTGCTGGGCGGCTCGCTCGCGCAGTCCACGAACATCCACCTGCACATGCGCAACGCCATGGAGTCGGACAACGCCCCTCGGTACATGGTGGAGACCGAGTCCCAGACGCTGGTGAAGCTGACCAACCGGGCCCACATCCGCCCGCTAACGGCCTCCCAGAAGACCGTCCGTGGTCCTCACCCGCCGCTGCTGCTGTGCGACGAGATCGACGAGATGGACCAGGAGATCCTCGACGCTGCTCTGGGCCAGCCCATGCCACAGAAGAACTACCTCGGAGAGATCATCCAGCCCTACACGGTGCTGTGCTCCACATGGCAGAACCCTCAGGGGACTTTTTCTGAGATGTGGCGCCGCTTCAAGGAAGCGGAGATGCCCATCGTCCAGTGGTGCTACCAGTGCACGGCGAACCCCATCGACGGATGGCTGACCGCCGAGACCATTGAGGCCAAGAAGCGGGAGATCCCCGCGGAGATGTGGCGCACGGAGTACGAGCTCGGTGAGCCCTCGATCGGCAACCGCGCCTTCAACTCCGAGGCGGTCATGGCCATGTTCGACAAGGCCTCGGAGCCCTTGAAGGAGAAGACGAGCAAGGACTTCGAGGAGTACACCTTCAAGGAGCCCTCGAGGGACGGCATCTACGTGGCCGCGGCCGACTGGGGCAAGGAGCAGGACTACACGGTCATCTCGGTGTTCCGGGCTGATCGTGACCCCTACGAGCTGGTCTACTACATGCGGGTGAACCGTCGTCCGTACCCACAGATGATCGGGTGGTTCAACGATGCAATTCAGCGATATGGCGCGGATGCTATTCATGATGGGACTGGACTTGGCAACGTGGTTAATGACTACGTTGATGTCCGCGCTCGCGGCTTCACCATGACCGGGGAGAAGCGGGCGGCCCTGCTGACCGAGTACGTCAATGGCGTGGAAAAGGGCCGGCTCAAGGCCCCGCGGATCAAGAGCGCCTATCAGGCGCACCTGTACTGCCAGGTGGGCGATCTCTACAAGACGGGGCAGGAGTACCACCTCCCCGACGAGGTCTGCTCGTTCGCGCTGGCCTACAAGCTGATGAACCGAGGCGGGCATCCGGCTGGACCGATCACCGTCACGCGGGATGATGAGCCGAGCAAGCTCGAGCAGATGTTCTCCCCACCTCAGACCGAGGTCTACGTCAAGGACGAGGAGCCGTCCGGCTTCAGCCTGCTGGTGTGAAGCGGTGCCTGAGAGGATTGGCATATGAGTGTCACTGGGTACGAGGGCGGGAGCGACCTGCTGCCCGGGCAGGAAGTGCCCAAGAACGTCTCCCCCATGATCGAACTGGGCGCTACCGGCCTGCGGAGGACCTCGGGGTTCATCAACGAGGAGTTCCTCCCGCAGCTCAAGGGCCGCAAGGCCGTCCAGGCCTACCGGGAGATGGCGGACAACGACCCCATCGTGGGCTCGCTGCTGTTCGCCGTGGATCGCCTGCTGAGGCAGATCACCTGGCGCGTGGAGCCCTCGGGGACCGATGGTGAGGCCAAGAAGGCGGCCGAGTTCGTCGAGCAGTGCATGGAGGACATGTCCACGACGTGGGACGACGTCATCTCCGAGGTCCTCACCATGCTGCCCTTCGGCTGGTCGTGGCACGAGATTGTCTACAAGCGCAGGGTGGGCCCGTGGGAGCGGGACGCCAAGAAGCGCTCCAAGCACACGGACGGCAAGATCGGCTGGCGCAAGCTGCCCATCCGCGCGCAGGAGACCCTCACCCGCTGGATCTTCGATGACACGGGCGGCATCGTCGCCATGGTGCAGATGGCCCCTCCTGCCTACAAGCAGGTCGTCATCCCCATCGAGAAGTCCCTCCTCTTCCGCGTGAGCACGGCCAAGGGCAATCCAGAGGGCCGCTCCTTCCTGCGCAACGCCTACCGCCCCTGGTACATGAAGAAGCGGCTGGAGGAGCTCGAGGGGATCGGCGCCGAGCGGGATCTGGCTGGCCTGCCGATGGCCCGCGTCCCCTCCGACTACCTCTCGGCGGCCAAGGGCACCGAGAAGGCCAAGATGGTCGAAGCCTTCCGGACCATGGTCAGGAGCGTCCGACGCAACGAGCAGGAGGGCATCATCATCCCGAGGATGATGGACGCCGACACCAAGATGGACCTGTTCGACTTCTCCCTGCTGGGAGGCGGCGGAACCCGCCAGTTCGACATCAACGGGATCATCCAGCGCTACGAGGAGCGCATCCTGGGCACTGTGCTCGCGGACTTCATCCTCGTGGGCCATCAGGGGACGGGCTCGTACTCCCTGCACACGGACAAGACGGGCCTGTTCCGCTCGGGCATCCAGTCGGTGGCCGACTCCATCGCGGACGTGTTCAACCGCTACGCGATCCCCCGGCTGTTCGAGGTCAACGGCTGGAAGCTCGATGAGCTGCCTCAGTTGGTGGCCGGCGACATTGATCCACCCGACCTGACCCAGTTGTCCCAGTTCATGGGCCAGCTCTCCAGTGCGGGCATCACCTGGTTCCCGGACCCCGAGCTGGAGAAGTTCCTGCGCGACGCCGCTCGACTGCCCAAGCTGGACGAGACCAACGAGGCGGTCAAGGAGACCGAGGCCCGTCAAGCCGCTATCATGCGGCTGGCCGAGCAGCGGGTCCAGATGCTCCAGTTGACCCAGACGGCCGAGCAGGCGCCACTGCAGACCGAGCAGGCCAAGATGGGCGTGGAGCAGTCCAAGCAGCAGATGACCTTGGCCGAGCAGCAGGCCAAGGAGCAGTCCAACCCCGAGGTGGCCGCTGCCCAGGCGTCCCAGACGGTGCAGAGCGGGGAACTCGACCTCGCCGGCAAGGAGCAGGGGCTGCGCCATGCCGAGGAGAAGCACCAACTGACTCTCGAGCAGATCAAGGCTCAGGCACAGGCCAAGACAGCCCAGCAGGACCCGCGCTTCGCCGACCAGAAGCTCAAGCAGGCCGACGACCTCCACAAGGAGAAGGTTGGCCAGCTGAAGTTCCAGACCAAGGCCCAGCAGGAACTCCACGCCGAGAAGGTCAAGGCGCTGAAGTTCAAGCCCAAACCCGGCGCTGACAAGCCCAAGCCGAAGGAGAAGAAGCCATGAGAGACGCCTTCGGGGTAGAGCGCGGGGAGGTCTCCAAGATGGAGATGATGCCCGGCACCTATGACCGCAAGGACGCTGGCGCTACCTACGACCGGGCCAAGGCTGACGAGTGGGCCAAGAGCGGCTTCCGTGTGACGGCTCGTGATAACGCCAACGGGCGCTCCTACGCGCGAGTGGGCGTCCATCCCAACGTTCCCACGCGGACGCGTAGGACCTTCAAGGGGATGCCACTCGGGCAGAAGGTCAAGACCAAGTTGATTGGGCGCAAGACGGTGAAGCCAGACTTCACCAAGGTCCAGTACGAAAAAGGCACGGGCAGCATCGACGAGAGCCGCGTGTACCAGTCACGCCGAGTCTTCAGGGAGTCCAAGTGACCACCTACACCAAGGCGTTCTTCGGGCAGGCGGACAACCCGTCCTTCGATCTGCGGTCGGCCGTCGAGGCCTACGAGTGGGTCCTGGCCAACCCCGACACCGCGCCCTTCGTCGTGTCCAAGATGCTCTTCGACACCACCTCGACCCTCATGGAGTACCACAAGGACGAGATCGAGACCGTCTGCAAGGGCTATGTCGCCACCCGCCTGCGCGAGGCCAAGCGGGGCATGTCCCGTCAGGTTGCCAAGGGTGGATCGATCCAGCCCGCTTTGGACGTGCTCGAGGAGATCGCCAAGGCCTACGGCGGGGATGAGTACGACCGCGACTACCGTGGCCGCTTCTCAGCCGCCGAGACCCGTCGCGCCCGGCGTGCGCTCAAGGCCCAGCGCAAGGCCCTCAAGCCCCTGAACCAGCGTCCCAAGTTCGACAACCCCATGACGGCCGATCAGCAGCGTCAGATCGGCATCGATGCGCTGGCGGCCATGGGCAGCGCCCCGGGCTTCGCCGAGTACGTCATGCGCACGGCCCAGAGCGCTCCGCGCGCGGGCGCGGAGTTCGCCAACGAGTGGAGCCGCAAGCCCGAGGACCGCGGCACCAACGATGAGACGTGGCGTAAACTGAGCGCCTCCTCCAAGCTCGCCTACGACATGGGCGGTAAGTACCTGCCCGAGAACGCCCAATTCGCCCTCAAGGTCGGCGAGTGGGCGGGCAACTACGCCCCGCAGGCCGAGAAGGTCATCGGCCCCACCGCTCGGCGCGCGGCCTACCGCTACCGGGGCGTGGAGAAGACCCCGGACAAGGTCTTCCAGAACGAGATCGATCAGCTGCGCCTGCAGTCCAAGAGCGGCCGGGAGGCGCACGAGGCGCTGATCTTCGGCACCCCCTCGCCGGCGCCCAAGGGCCGCCGTCCTGAGGATGGGATGTGGGATGACCGGACCGAGTCCCAGACGATCGCCTCGATGAAGAAGCTCCTGCCCGATCCCAACCTGTATGAGCTGAGCATGAAGTCCGGGACGATCCCGCCCTCGCAGGGCATCATCATCGACCGGACGGGCAAGGTCGTCTCGCAGGCTGTGGGCTACGGGGAGGACTGGTACGTCCCCTTCAACCTGCGCAACCTCACCGCGCTCAAGGGCGGGGAGTACATCCGCACGCGCACCTACGGTGGCCTGACCACCGAGGACATCTACGTAGGGATGATCTCCGGTGCTCGCGCGGTCACCGTCGTCTCCCACTCGGGTGTCTACACCCTGGAGTTCGACGACAACTTCCGTGGTGCTCGGCGCTACAACGACAAGGCCGGGCGCATGCATGCGCGCTACGCCCAGCTCCTCGATGCG